TCATTCGTCATCCTCGGCGGCTAGGTGCTGTGTCGCTTCGAGCTGTACTCGTCGCGCGAGGTCGGGTGGGGGGAGTTCGCCGCGCGTGTCCCAGGCTGGCGGTTGTCCGTTGAGGGCTTCGGCGTTCTCAGCCTGGAAGCGTTCACGGTCGAAGTCGATGCCGTGCTGGGAGAGCGCCCAGTAGGCGAGGTCTACCTCGGACAGGATAGTGGGCGCGAGCTGTCCGTCGCGGGTGACGATCGTGGGCACGGTATTGGTCTGGTCGATGGGTTCGATCATGTACGGCTCTTGGTAGCCGAGGTAGCCGATGGTGCAGTCGGCGAGATGGTAGGAGGCGTCGTGGGGTTGTGGTGGGGCGATGAGATCTGTGTACTTCCACCTGTCGGCGAGGGGGATGTTGCACAGGTCGGTGATGGAGTCTTCGATGGTGCCGTTGATCGCCCAGGCCTGTAGGTCCAGCTGGTCGCTGGTGGCGGGGTCGTTGCGGACGACGGCGAGGGTGCAGCCGGTGAGGCGCGGGTAGGAGCCTGCTGTTGAGGCGGTGGAGAGGCGTGAGTGGACGACGACGACGCTGCCCGCAGTGAACCATGCGGCGGCGCGTTTCTCTTCGACGGTCGCCGGGCGGAACGTGCCAAGTTCGCGGGTGACTCCCTGCCAGAGGAGGTAGTCGATGTCCCTGTAGGTCGCCTGCGTGGTGTCGATGTCGATGCTGGGGTTGTTGAGCTGCCAGAGGAGGAGCGCGAGCGGCTGGATGATGCGTCGGTTCTTCACGTGCGCGACCGGGGGCGTGATGAGCGCTCGCGGGGTGGGGGCAGTGCGTGCCCAGTGGGCGAGGCCGCTCATGTAGGCGGTGACGGTGGCCGTGTCGGTGAGCTTCGGCTCCGTAGAGACAGTGATGGTCGTCGTGTCTCCCTCGCGGGTGAGGGTGGCGTTCTTGTTGGGGCGCTTCTCGTCGCGGAGTAGGGTCTCCCACTGCTGCTTGTAGGGGAGCGTCTGACGGGCGATGGTCTGGGGATTCTTCACTTGGTGGCCTCGTTTCGTAGCTTTTGAGCGAACCGGTATTGGTCGTTGGCATTGCCGCCGGTGCCGGTGACGAGTGCGGCGACGTAGGCGAGGGTGCCGGCGTCGAGAGCGTGGAGTTCGTCGTGGATGCGGACCTTCGAGAACTGCATGGCGTAGATGAGCGCCTGCTGGAGTAGATCGATGTCTGGCGAAGCTGTGGGGGTTACGCCGTCGGTCGCTGCTTTGAGTTGGGCGATGAACTCGGCGTCGAAGTAGTCTCCAAGGCTCCCGGTGCCGGCGTCGCGGGCGACAGCGCGGTCGAGGGTGCGGGCCGCGGCGGCGAGGGAGTCGGGGGTGTCGGTGGTGATGAGGGTGAGGAAGTTTTTCCCGAGGCGGGTTTCGACTTCGCGGAGTCCGGCCGCGACTTCGAGGCGCACGGTCGTCTCTTTGCGGCCCAAGCGCTTGCCGATCTCCTCGTAGCTCATGCCCTTGTGGGCGAGCGCCCCGTCCGGGGTACCGGGGATACGGAGCCGGATTGCCTGCGGATAGAGACGGGTTTGCCGGTAGGACGCGCCCCTGATGTAGACGACGGTGCGGTCGATGAGGGTTTGCGCGTCGGCGGACAGGGTGCGCGCCTCTGAAACAAGCCTCGTTAGTTGCGTATAGAACCGCGCCACGATGCTCCCTTTCTGACCCCTGATTGAGGGGGTTGATCGTCGATGTAGGAAAAACCATCGGTTTTTGTCCACGCACCTTTGCTGGCGGCGTTTTTGGCCTCCTGGAGGGGTTCGCAGCCGATTTGGAGGTGCGCGTGGACCAAAACTGATGTCTGAAACCATCATTTCACAATCAACATTTTTCATCACTTTTGACGATCGGAGGGTCGCAGAATGAGACAGGAATGGGGTGCTGAGGGTGCCACGGAGGCGTGTAGAGAGGTGTGCCGACCCGGTGGGGCGAGAGCCGAGAATGAGGCTTTTTGTCGGGATTTGTCCAGTTGCGTCCCTGCCGGGTGCTTGTCGGTATGATCTACCCCCTTCCCGTGTGGAACTCCGACCGCGCCGTGTTGGTCTCGCTAGTCTCGTCCTGATCTCCCCTAGCATCGTGCGGATGTCCTCTAGTGCAACCTTTATCTAGGTAGGGTACACGTGGATGTCGGTAGGGTTAACGTGTATCTCGACTAGTACAACCTCTATCCCCGATTCCACGTGTTTATCCCCCCTCTAGTAGTACCAAGAACTAGGTAGGGTACACGTGGATGTCGGTAGGGTTAACGTGTATCTCGACTAGTACAACCTCTATCCCCGATTCCACGTGTTTATCCCCCCTCTAGTAGTACCAAGAACTAGGTAGGGTACACGTGGATGTCGGTAGGGTTAACGTGTATCTCGACTAGTACAACCTCTATCCCCGATTCCACGTGTTTATCCCCCCTCTAGTAGTACCAAGAACTAGGTAGGGTACACGTGGATGTCGGTAGGGTTAACGTGTATCTCGACTAGTACAACCTCTATCCCCGATTCCACGTGTGGACCTACCCCTAGGTGTAACCACTATCTATGCAGGTACAACCTTTATCTCGACTGGTGTACCCTTTATCTTCGATTTCGCGTGTGGATATGCCCTCTGGTAGTACCAAGAAGTAGGTAGGGTGCACGTGGATGTCGGTAGGGCGTACCTGGGTGTCACCTAGTGCTACGTGGATGTGGCGCTAGGTGCACTTCCTTCCCTGTGTGAGCGTAAGGAACGGCCCCCCGCTCGTGCTTATGAGCGAGGGGCCGAGTTGTTCGAGTAGAAGGACCTAGCGTGAGCACTCCGTGGCGTGGGAGTAGATCTTGGCGAGGTCGTCGGGTGCGACGTTGACGAGGGAACGGGTGTCGCGGATCTGGGAGACGGCTACGGGGTCGAGGTCGCTCCATGATTTCTCGACCATGCACTGCGTGGTGGTGGCCGTGTACTCGCCAAGGCCGGCGATACCTTCGGGCACGTAGGCGGTGGCCCATGGATGCCAGAGAGCCATGAGGTAGATGGTGGCGGCGAGTAGGAGGAGGGACAGGATCGACTGGACGATGCCGAGCGTCCTGTAGAGGAGTCGGAACGGCGCGGTGATGATGAAGAACATGGCGGGGCCTTTCAGCTGTTGCGCACGGTGTAGCGCAGGGGGTGGCGGTCGTGGACGAGGACGGGACGAGCGAGGGCTTCCTTGAGGCGCTTGTGTGCGTTGTTGAGTTCTTGGAAGTCGCGGGGGTCGCCGCCCCTGTCAGGGTGGAGGATGCGAGCTCGGGCGCGGAACGCTCGGTTGAGGTCGGCGAGGCTGGCGGTGGAGGTCACGCCGAGGAGCTTGAGGTCTCGGGGGTTGGGACGGGGAGTCATGCTTGTTCCTTGTTCTTCATCTGCTGGCGGTAGTTGGCGATGCCGCCTCCGATCATGGAGGCGAGGCCTCGTACGCCCCTGGAGGCGACGTTGGCGGCTCCCATGGCGAGGGTGCCGGTGAGGCCTGCGGTGATGCGCCAGGTCTTGCTCAGGCCTCCGAGGTCGGTGCGCTGCCAGGTCTTGCGCGTGTACTCGCTGGCGTTGCGTTGGCCGGAGGAGAGGATGTGCGTGGCGACGGACATGGCTCGTTGCATTTCGTCGTAGCGTCGCACGCCTGACGGTGTGCCGTTGATGGTGCTCCAGGTCTGGCGGTCGAACTCTTCGCCTTCGATGCTGATGTGCTGGAGGAGGGGAATGTCAGCGAAGAGCTGGGAGATTGACGAGTCGGGCTTGTAGCCGAGGTCGGGGCAGACGTAGGAGCAGTAGAAGTCCCAGGAGTCGAAGGAGAGGCGGCGTAGGTTGGGCATCTCGCGTAGGACGGTCCAGTTCATGATGGGCGCGATGTTGGAGGAACGGATCGCGTCGGTCATGTACGGGGGGATGACCTGGTTGTTGCGCCAGTCGTCGGTCACCTGGGTGCGGTAGGCGACGCCGTTCATGATGATGGTTTCGCCGACGACTCCGACGCGCTTGACGCGAGCCCAGGTGCCGGCCCATTCGTTCATGTCGGCGTAGAGCGCTGCCTGTACGGCGTCGGGGGTCATCTCCGTGGGGGTGATGGTGCGGGGGGTGCTCACGTTGAACTCGTAGCCGCCGCCGGTGGTGGGGCGCACGGGGCTGGTGGAGTAGTCCCATGTGGGGGCTGGCGCGTCGGGTTCGTCGGGCATGGCCATGCGGTCGGCGTTGGGGTCGGTGGTGTCGTCCATGTCGGGGACGGTGGGGGCCGGTGGCATGGGTGGCGGCGGGGGGACGGGGGGCACTGGCTTGGGTGGGGTCGGTACTGTGGTCGCGATCAGCTCCGTGCAGGCTGCCGGCGGTTCAGGGATCGGGGTTGCCGTGTGTTCGTCCTTAGCGGGCGTCGCAGGAACAGCGGGGGCCGGGGCCTGTTCCCCGTCGGCGGCGAGGTCGTCCATGTTCCACTCCTCCGCGCTGCTGCCCGCGAGCGCGAAGCCGCTGTTGGTGTCTTCTGACTCGAAGGCCTTGGGGTAGACGCGGCGGAACAGGGTAACGGACTGGGGGTCGTACTCGTAGCCCTGGAAGACGTTGTAGATGTCCTCGACTGAGGCGATCCACTGTGGGCGCAGGTCGGAGACCCATTCTTGCCAGGTGCCCTCGTAGCCGAGCTTGCGGACGGTGAGGTTCGCTGCGTCGGAGAGCTTCTGGAGGGTGGCCGCGGCCTGCTCGCGGGTGACTCCGGCTTTGGCGAGGTAGCCCTCGAAGCCGAGGGATGGGTCGAGTTCGCCGGTGTCGGTGGATACGTCGCGTCGAACAGCTTCTACGTCTACGCCTGCGCTCTTCATGTAGGAGATGGAGTTATTCCAGCAGTAGCCGTCCTCGCTGCCGTCGGCGAAGAGGAGGCCGGGGCGCAGGTAGGTGGCGGTGCGGGCGATAGCCTCGTCGCCGTTCATGATCTTGTGGATGTTGTCGCCGCTGAAGCCGGGGACGTAGGCGAAGCATCGCATGGTGGAGGACAGCTTGTCTGAGGCGTATGAGCCGGGGGTGAGCTGGTTGAGGTAGTTGCGTCCAGGGTGGTGGCCGATGAACACATCGGTCTTACCGATGGATGCGTAGGAGTAGATGAAGTTGTCGGCCTCCTTGAAGGGAATCGGGATGTTCTTCGTACTCGCGTTGAGTGGTTTACCTGCGGGGAAGAACTGGCTGATGTCGGTGACGGGGTTGACGGGGTCCTGGCCGATCATGAAGACGCGGGAGCGTTTGGCTTCGGCGTTGTTGAAGCCTGCGTTGCGCAGCTGGGATAGTTTCTCGAAGGAGCGGCGCATCATGAAGTACATGCTGGTGAACCACATCTCGCCTTCGTTCACGTCCTGCTTGGGCTTCTTCTTGTCGTCGAAGCCTGACTGTTCCCAAGCGGCCCACTCGGACTCGTAGTTCGTGTAGCACATGTGGCCCTGCATGTTGGACTGGAAGAACGTTTGGATCTGCTGGTTCGTGTTACTGATTTCGTCAAACACGATGCAAATGCCGTCTTTTCCGCCCAGTTGTTCAGCGATTTCGGGGCTGATTGTGCGGGCTGCGAGCATTCCGAGCGCGAGGATCATGTAGCGCAGGTAGACGACGGTGCCGAGGGTGCCCGTGTAACCGGGTGCCCACGCGAGGTTGTTTTTGTTCAGGTACTCGGGGATGTGGGCGCGTGCCTGTAGTTCGGCGACCTTCGCTGCCGTGTACTGCATGAACATATCCGTGCCCTCTTCAGGGTTGCAGGCGATGTTCGAGCCATTGACTACGAAAGCGTCAGGGTTGATCGACAGGAGCAGGGAAGCCATGTCGGGCTTGTTGTCGGCCAGGCCGGGGGCGATGCCGGCGATGAAGTGCATCGCGAGAATCGTCTGCGTGGTCAAGCCCTTACCAGATCGGGAGCCAGCGAAGACGCCATGGCTGGTGTGATCATTGAACTCCTTGATCTCCTTGCCGGTGGTCACTACGTCGTCGTCGAGGCCGATGCCCAGGACCATGTTGCTGGCACTGGGCTCGCGTCCCTGGCGTTGCATCGCGTCAAGGATCTTGCCTGCCCACACGGGGGAGGCATTGGCGAGCACCTTGTCCATGTCGTGCCGGAACTCCCAGAAGATCCCGTCGCTGATGGGGTCGTAGTTCTGGGCTGTGGTCCCGCCTGCGAAGCCGAGGGCTTCGACGATGGCGCGCTCGACGATGTTCTCGCTGAATCCTTCGTAAGGGGTGAGGACTCGGACCTTGACCTTGACGGGGATGTTGCTCGGGGAGTTGTCGTAGGCGGAGACGAGGACGCACGTCGTCATGGCCTTGCAGATACTATCCAGTGCTTTAGCGACTTCCTTCATGAGGGTCGGATCATGGTGCGTACGCCCCTCCGCCTTATGCTGAAGAAAAGCTCGCACAACGGTAGTGAGCATGGCCTCTAGGCTCTTCTTGACTTCGCGCTCGCGGTAGGTGTCCCATGAGGATGCGTCGCTGTGGCGTGGATAGAGGTCTTGTGCGCCGTCGTTGGACTCGCGTCCGAAAGCGTACTCGAGCATTTTGTAGGGAAAGTAAAAGCGCGTGCTGTCAGGGTACTTTTTCTCTTGTCGATCCTGTCCCGTTACTAGGATCTCGGCAATCTCGTTGATGTTTCTTGTTGGCATGGGGGTTAGGTGCAGTGTTTCCTGCACCTTTTCCCACAGGCGCAGGAGGATGAGATTGTGGGTGCGCTGGTAGGCGCGCCCGTCGGAGGAGAGTGCCATGAGTCGGCCCTGGCCGTCTTCGTCGCAGGTGAGGACACCGGCGGGCTGGAGGACGCTGTAGCCGGATTTAAAGATGCGGTCGTACTCTTTGAGGACGCCTTCTGCGCGGGCGGTGATCTGGCCCTGGTAGAAGATCATGGCATCTTTCGAGACCTCGTTTGCAAGTGCATCGAGTACCTTGTCGATGGTGATGTCGCTGGGGATCTTCTCAAAGCCCAGGCCCTTGCGCGTGTCCTTGGGGAGGGAGGCGAGGTAGAGGGCTGCTGAGCGACTGTCGCTGGCTGCGTCGAGGATGACGCCGCGGCTGCGGGAGTTGACCTTGGAGGCGAGGGCCTTGTGGCTGGCGAGGGTTGGCCACCAGTCTGGTTGTGTGTCGAGGGCGCTGAGGTCGCGGCACTGGGATGCCATGGCCGCCGTGTAGGGTTCGCCTTTTTTGAGGCTGGCCTCGAGGAGGCCCAGGATCTCGGTCTTGTATGGGCTGGCCTCGAAGTCGCGTAGGCGATCGGCGAGGTCATCGCCAGGGGCGTCCTCGTCGGGCGTGGGGATGCGGGCGGGCGCGTCCACTGTGGTGTCGTCGCGCATCTGCTCACGCTTGGGGGCTTTGAGGGAGGACAGGTAGATCTCGAGGGTGCCGCCGATCTGGTCAGAGGCGTAGACGTTGGGGGCGAGCTGGTAGGACTCGACGACCTGCGCGAAGGGGCGCAGTTGCGTGTAGTGGCCGTGGGTGGCGAAGTCGGTGGCCAGAGCGAGGCGCGCGCCTTCGGGTGCGTCGGGGATGAGGGGGCGCGGGTCGGCTTTCGCGCCGGGGTGACTCGACAGGTAGGCTTCGCGTTCGAGGCGCAGGCTCCGGGCGATGTCCTCGATGGGCGGCATGATGTCGTCGGGGATCTGGTAGTAGCCGCCCAGGCGCACGCCTTCACTGAACATGGCTTGGACGTTGACTCCCTCGAACATTTTGGCGGGGGCGACGATGGTTTCGAGCGCGCCGAACTGCTTGTGGGAGAGGGCGCGCAGCGGAGACTTCGACGTGGAAGACGGTTTCACGGCGGCGCGCGTGAGCTCGCCCTTCGTTTTGCCGTGGCGTTCCACGTATACGCCGTCGTTGCTGATGATGAGGGTCTTGACGGTGTTGGGGGTCCATGCACCGTAGTCAGTGCCGTCGCCGTCGGTGATGTAGTGGCCGCCGAGGGCCTTGATCGTGTCGTCGTAGGTGGTCACGAGGACTCTACCTTTCCGTTGTGGTTACGCAGGGGTTCAGTACGTGAGTGTTAGTGTCGGCGGGATGGTGCCCGTAAAAAAGAGGCACCCCCACCCATCGAGCGCTTGTCCCGCTGGTTGTGTCACCTGGTGGCAATAGGTGACGTGGTCCCAGCGGGGGCGTATCGGGGTGGGGGTGCGGTCTGTGGGGGACTGGTGGTTACCAGTCGGAGACGACTCCTCCAGTGGAAGCGGCGGTGATGTCGCCGCTGTTTTCCTTGCGGATGCGCTTGCTCTCGAAAGCTCGGCCAGTGGCGAAGCCGAGCATGAACAGTGCCGTTACTCCAATCAGCAAGGACACGAACGTAAGAAAGACCTGCATGGCGGTCTCCTTTCTTGTTTCTTGGTTGAGGGGTTGGGGGGTGTTAGGCGGCGACGAGTGCCGCCACCTTCTTGATGCGGTCGGGGCGGAAGCCGCCCCAGGTCTCCAGGATAGCGCCGCCATCGCCTCGGACTGCGACGACAGGCGCTTGGCTGTAGCCGAGTCCCTTGATGAGGTTGAGGGATTCCTCGTCCTGGGTGACGTCGATCGATTCGTACGATGCGCCCAGAGCGTTGAGCTTCCTGTAGGTGGCATCACACTGGGGGCAGCGGGGCTTGGAGTAGACGGTGATCGACATGAGTGTTCCTTCCTTACCCCCACGATGGGGGGCGTGGGGTTTGTCTTCTGGGCTTTGAGTATCCACCGCGGGGAGCGCCAGGAGCCTAGCGGCGCACCCCGGGGGGCATGTGCTCATCATGCCACAAAAACCCAGACGCGCACGAACCAGACAGGCCATACACGACAAAATCGCCCTGAAACCCTAAACGTTCTACAGGCATACAGGCTGGTATGTCACATTCAGACGGGGGCGAGTTCGCGAAACGGAATCGGGTCCACACCGCCTCGAGGCCCCTCCAGAAGAGCCTGGACCCCAGTTCGCGAAACGAAGTCGCCCGAGTTCGCAACTCGGAACCGAATACAATAGAAAGATAAAAGCTATAGAAAGATACTCCCCCTCTAGTCCCCCACGAAGCCGATCCGAGGCCGCGCTGTCGCTGTGGTCGAGCTGGGTAGCACAGCCGCTACGCGCCTGTGGAGACAGAGACACGAGCAAGATGGATTTGACTTCAAGGCCAAAAAAGCGCACACTTACACATAAGCTAACCTAGACAGCGAAAGGACAGCACAATGGACATCGACCGCATCACCCGATGGGGTGTCATGCTGGCTGCTTCTTCCTACAAGCGCGAGTTCGCAAGGCCTCTGCGCACGGGAGAGCAGCAGGTGCTCTTCGACCTCATGGAAATGTGCCGAGCGAACAAGGAGCTCATCAATCTCACGCCTCACAGGACCCCGGTAGCAAGCGCAGACCTGCGTCCTTGCAAGATCCGCTTCTTCCAGGCCATGCTCACGAAGCTGGTGGATAAAGGCGTCCTGTTCCGCCTGAACGTCGGAAAGGGCAGCGAAACCCACCCCCGGTACCGGTACTTCATCAACTGGGAAGACCTCCTCACCCCCGAGGCGATCAACCTGCTAGGCCTCCCCACGACGGGGAGCGTTAACTCTCTAGAGAGCATGAAGGCTCTCGAAAACGCGAAGGAGGCGTGAACCATGCCCACCAAACAGCAGGAAGTCCGCCTCATCCGAGGCCAGGGCTTCGACGATAAGGACCCGAGCATCATTCGGGACTACAACAACTACAGTGGCGCGGTCGGGTGCCTGTTTTTCCCGCACCTACTCGCCCAAGAGTTCTCGATGACGGAACGCCAGTGGCTCGCAGCCTTCTTCTCCCAGTGGAACCGTTCACACATCGTCCTCACGCCGCAGGACATGATGGACCTCACTGGGCTAACCTTTGACGAGGTGGTTGCTGCCCGCAACTCTCTCACCGCGCGAGGAGTCATCAAGGAGCACGAATACGTCAACGACGAGATCAAGCTCTGCAAGGTGTTCTACGTGGACGTGCAGAAAGTCTTCAACGAGATCGGTCTGCGCAAGGCCAGCGTGCAGCCAGAGATGCGGCATACTGTTGAAACCTTCGATTTCTGGTGCGAAGTACTCTTGCGCGAGAACTTCCCAAATGCGCAAGAGTACTTCAAGCGCCGTGGAAAGAAGATCGTCGTCCCCACCAAGAAGGGCGAGCCGTGGCGTCTGGAACCCCTCGAAGGAAAAAGTGACCGCTCAGGGGCGGATAACAAACCCTGAGCGGTCAAGAGATCTACAAACAAGGAAAGGATAACACGCGCTATGGCGTATGGCAACCTAGTTCGCAACTACTTCGTCTGCAACGCGCAATCCGCATTGCTGGACCCCAGTCTCGTAAAGATCAAGCTCAGCACCAAAGAAGCATTGGCTTACGCAGCGCTGCTCTCCTACTGGGGCTGCAACACCATCACCCCCACCTGGGACGCTCTACTGAACAGGTCAAGGCTCGGAAAGACCGCCCTTTCCGCAGCCCTGGACTCCCTCGAAGTGAAGCGGGCACTCGAGCGCCGGCGCTTCACCGACAGGACAGGCCGTCGTCACGTCATCTACTTCCTCAACGTCGAAGTCCTCTTCGAGCAGGATGTGATCGAGGCGTGCGGCATGGAGGACGACCTCTACAAGCACTCAATCAAGGAAGGCGCGTCGGATAGCGCTGTCCTCGCGCGAGTCAGCCACCTGAACACGATGGGTTGGAAGTCCACGCGCTTCACGACGAAGCAAGTGAAGGAAAGCCTCTCCCCCGAAGAGGACCGTTCGTGTGACTACGACGAGGACTCTCTGGATGGCTTCCTTATCAGTGGGTTCCCCGACGAAGAACCCGCTGAGGAAACGGTCGAAGAGACGGCTGAAGAGAACGCCGTATGCCAGGAGATGCGTCCCCTATTTGGCGATGGCGCAGATCTTGAAGACGATGCTCCGAGCGCCCACGAAGCCTCCAGCGGCTCGTCTGGCCTGTGGCCAGAAACAGCCGAAGTCCCTGGTGGCTCAAACTGGGTTCCTACCGACGTGGAGGACGCATCCACGGTGTCCGCTACTCCAGCAGTAGGAGAGAGTATCCAGGAGCGCGCTGAGCGCATCGTCCGCGACCATCCTGGCGACGACGTGATCGACGCTGAGATCATTGACGTGGAGATCATCGAAGACGAGTCCCCCTCGGACACCCTGATCGACGTCCCAGCCTCCCAGGAACTCGCTATCGCCACCCCCAAGGCTCCCGTGAAGGCCAAGGGAAACAGTGAAGGTGATTGTGAGAAGGAGTTCGCAAAGTTTTACGAGGTCTTCCCTCGCCACGTCGGCAGGAAGCCGGCGTTCGAAGCATGGAAGAAAGTACTCAAGGCAGGAAAAAAGACTGCTGCCGAACTCATTGAGGCCGCAGACGCCTACGCCAAGCACCGTGCTGGCAAGCCTAAACAGTACACTCTGCACCCCAGTACTTGGCTCAACCAGGAGCGCTGGGAGGATGAGTACGAGGAAGACACCACCAGCTATGGCTACAACGGCTACAGCGGCGGCGGCATCGTTGCTCGTACCCCAGAGGACGCCGAATACTTCCGCAACCTCGACGCCGCCTGCACGGAGATGTACTACAAGAGCCACGGGTTCCGCACCGCCGAGGAGTTCATTGAGTACCAGCGAGGCATTGCCGCACTCAACGCTCGCCAAGCTGAAGAAGATTACGCAGAAGCCGCAGCCAACCGCATCCCCTTCTGATCCCCTGAAAAGAGCATCCAATGTCCAACTTCTCCTACGAGACGCTCGCGAAGCTCATGAAGCGAGCCATCGACGCCAACCAACTCGCCTCAAAACCGAGCAGCCAACAAGAGTTCCAGCAGCTCGTCGCATCCTGGGCAGAACTCATCCTCCCCTGCGCCACAGACAAGAACCTCCAAGAAGCCTTCGTAGCGGTAAGCGAAGGCAAGTACGGCTCCTACAAGATCAGTGCAACAGTACTCAACCAAGCCATCGACGAAGCCCGCCGTAAGCGCGTGAGGGACTGGCTAGAGCGTTCACGCATTGCCATTGACTTCCGTCCACCCTACGAGCGGGAACTCCTCTACACGAAGGTCTTCTACGACCACATCGCCGGCGGCGGCAGCGACACAGCAGCCGACCAATACAGTAGACAGGCACTCGAGCGCGCCAACGAGTACTTCGCGACGAACAGCAAGATCACCTGGCGCGACATCCTCGACCAGACAGAAGCGAGCCTGAAAGCTGGCTCGTTCCGCCGCCCTGAACTTGCCCTCCCGTCAAGCCGCACAAAGGACAACTACCTCATCTCCGCGCGCGACATCGTGACCATGATCCCCGAAGCGGGACAGAAGCGACAGCTGACAGCAGGCCCTCAGACCACCAGCAATGAGCCCGTGGAACGCCCCCGCGCTGTCCAAGCAGCTATCGAAGCGGCCCGGTGCAAGATGAGCCTCCAAGTAGCAGAAGAACGCCGCAAGCAGGAGCGCCTACGCAAGAAGCGTGACGAGCGCTTCCAGCGCATCACCGGCATTGACCCGGCCACCATCGGACCTCAACGATAGAAAGACACCACCGTGAACACCCAGTACCTCCTCTTATGCGTCATCAGCGGACTGTACGTAAGCCAAATCTGGCATTCCCTACTCACGTCTCCCTCCCTGTGGAGGAAGCGCAAGGGCCTGAACGAAGAGCAACGCGCTAGGTTGTACTTCTTTCGAGCGATGGCCATCATCGTCTCCCTCAGCACGGCCTACATGTTGGGCGCACTCCTAGACGGGGCTACGGATGAGCAGTCATTGGCCTATGACTACACGCTTCTCATTACAGGGATGGGCGTTGTCCCATGCCTTCTTGGCTCCTGGATGCTCCTCGTGCAGCGGGAACGCAAAACCCCCGAATATAACGGGCGATCCCTTATCGCCGTTGGGCTGTTCGCCCTCGTCATGAACTTTGTCATCTCCTAACCCACGGAAGAACCATCATGTGCACCCAGGAAATCACGCTCACCCAGAGCAGCGACGCCGGCCTCTACACGAAACTTCTTCGAGGTCGCTACGTCACCAGCATCGACGACGGCACCATCACTCTCGACGACGGCACGGAACTCTACATTCACGGTAACGACGGGTGTGGCGGCTGTGAAAGCGGCTGGTACTGGCTCGAAAACGTCTACAAGCAGGGCAGCCGACGTGCCCGCATCATGAGCGCCTACGTGGACTACGACGAGGACGACAAGGAACCTCCCTCCGTCTACACGATCTTCGTCATGGTTGACGGCAACCCAACCCAGCTACCCCTCGCGACCGTGCGCGGCGACGACGGCAACGGCTACTACGGCACCGGCTTCACCCTCACCACCACCGTTAAGCCCCGCCCCGCGCCACCCACAGTCACGCCCCAGGACATCATCAAGGCCATCGCAGGCAAACACCCACTCCCGCCCATTCCGGACATCCGAGGCCGCGAAGCCCTCCTCAACGCTGTCGCCTACACGCTCCTACAGACACGCGGCTTCGACTCCCCTCTACGCATCACCGGCCCTGAAGCTCAGCTCTTCCACAAGCTGACCTCTTCCAGGTACCAACAATCCCACGGCCCCTACTACGAGGGCCAATGGTACGGCTTCAAGCAGGCAACCCTGTTCTACTTCACCGACATGGAAGACGGCGTATCCCTCGTCCTACGCGACCTCGCCAACGGCGCAGACGCATACGCAGCGAAGCTGTACGCATTCACGCAACGAGTACGCGCCTCCAAGAACCCCATCAAAACCTTCGTCACCGGCTACGCCCTGAAAGGCAACACCGCCACCGTCAACGGCAAGCGCGTGCCGGCCACAGACCTCCTCCTCTCCGAAGTCTGCGGCTTCCACGGAGACAACATCGGCCCCAAAGGGGACTACATTCCCTATCACTACTTCTTCTGCGACGCTAAAATTTACGGCGCGCGCATCCTCAAACACCGGGAAGGCGGACGCGGAGACGTTACAATCTACTCAGATTCCCAAAGTGTTTGGGCACTGAACACCCAGAAAGGCACCCGAGCATGACCAAGGCCCGCAATAAGCACCGCGGCACGTCCCGTCGAGGAACCATCCTCCGGGGCCTCGCCCGACTCATCCGCCCCCTCCTCGCTATCATCGGGATCCTCAGTGGCATCATGGCCTCGTTCGCGCTCGCGGACGTGAACCGAGCCATCAGCATCAACGACGCCGTGCTGGCCTCGCACCCCCCACAGGATGCGACCACCACCATCCCTAACCCGCTCCCCGACGGGACGATCGTCGCCCTCGTCTCCTCCCACGCCGGCAGCGCGGGCTACAGCCCCACCGCTGGAGTCCTCATCGACCCGATCTGGCTCCTCCACCCCCGCATGAGCTTCATCCTGACCCTCCTAGCGATCCTCGTGCTCGCATCCTGGATCACCAAACACAGCAGATGGAACACACTCCCCTTCGTCCGCAAGTTCCACATCGAGGCCCCCAAGCCTCGCTGGTGGTGGGAGTTCACCGGCTACGCCGAAGTCCTACTCCTCGTCAGCCTCACCGCCACCGTGATCTACACGCTCGGCAGATAGCGCTCAAGCACAACGAAGCGGCCCGTCGCCCCACCATGGGGAACGCCGGGCCGCTCTCGTATGCGATCAGTCGCCGATCAGCGAACCATCCGCACCCACGCGCGCCTTAAGGACGTATCGGTAGCCATGCTTGCGCTCTCTGTCCTTACCTATCGACCAATCGCCACCTGACCCCCACCAACACCCTGATGAGAAGGATCGCCCACACCACTTCGATAACCGTCCCCCTCACCCTGGCTCACCTCGTCGCGATTAAGCTGCACTCGACTCTTGCTGACACGCAGATTCGGGAACATCTCGTCGATGCGCCGCTCAGCGCGCGTCGCGCGCCCCACGACAACCAACTCCTTCGACGCCCCCAGCGCCTCATCCTCCACGGCCTCGCGCACCCGGTTAGTGACACCACGGAAAAATCCCAGCGTGTACCCACGACGGAAACGAAAACGATCCGACTGCGAATAGAAAGCCCTCCCCCGCAGAGCCTCCTTAAGGCCCACATTGCACTGCGTGAGCGTCGAGTTAAAAAGCTCAGTCAGGAGCGCCAAATCCCCCGCAGCGCCAGCAATCGTAACCACACTCCCCCGAGACCCTTCCTGAACGACAGCCGAGCAGCTCAGAGCCTTCGCCAAGCCAGACAAACCAATCGTATGCATAGGCCCCAGCGAACTGTGCCCGCCCTTAACGTAAACCGTAATGACCTGCACGTCTTCCCTAGGTGAATCCACGTCGGGAAGCGACTCTATGCGGTACTTCATCATGAGCTTCTCGGCTTGCGCAGCCGCCACCTCACGCTCAGAAGCAGACGCGCCTCCGTCCTCAGCCAGACGTAGTAGATGTCGAATCCGGTCCTCAATTTTCACGGTACAAGCCCTTTCAGTTCAGTCTGTCGCACTCAATGGAATGAGCGGCACATGCAGAGTAGCGATCATTGCGGCGATCAGGCACGTGTAGGGGGGAGAAGCGTGCAGCAGCCCCCATAGACACAGGAAGTCTGAACTGGGACGCACAACGTGCACGCAAGTCTGAAATGGACTATACTTCCAAATCAAGATCCAACCCAGAAGGAGGGACACCATAACTTTTCAGAAGGCAGTCATCATCGGATCCCGAGAGGGCCTCGTCGAAGCCACAGTCTACAACCGCAGCGAGGTGGTTAAGTACCTCGAGCGAAACAACTGGCACCTCGACAGGGAAAACTTCGTCTGCGTCGCTCCAGACGAGTACTGTCTCGTCAGCAAATCGGCACTCACCCCTGACATGAACATCGTTTTTGAAGGAGTTGTCCACGCATGGAGCACAGCCGAGACTGCGGAGCTAAAAGAATTGAGGGAATACAAATCGTGTGGGACTGAGACGCGCAGACTCCTTGCAATCGATATTGCAGTACTGTGCACGATTTTTATGGCGACAGTATTTCCAGCGTGGAGCCATATTGATGTGCCAGGAAGAGTTCTTATTTGTGCGGCAGGGCTTGCTTCTCTTGGTGTTCGCATCTGCATTCTTAATGCGCTCAATGACCAAAAGTCCAATAAATAGTTGCAAGTAGTTAGCTCGAAAGGAATAGAGATATGAACATCTACGCAGACGTAACCGACGAGGGCCTTCAGCCCTTCTACACGTACACCCTCGATGAAATCATTGAGCAGTACAAGCACGATGGAAACCGTATGCCCATCGGCAAGGCGTACGTCAAGTACGACGAGGACGAGTACTACCTCGAAGACCCCGCCGAAGCCGAAGAGGACGACGAACTCCTCACCGAGGATGAGATCAAAGCAGTGATCGCCGAAGCTGACGCTCGGGAAAGGTGGGAAGAGGCACAAAGAGAACAGGAAGAGGAGTTCAAGAAGCTGCACCCCATTCGGGCTGCCGTCAGAGATGCTTTCTGGCCCACCATTGAGTGTATTTTTTGGGCCGTGTTGGTATGGATACCTTTGGGTCTAGGGTTTCTCGTGGCAGCGCTCTACGTGTACAACATTGTGGTCGGCATTTTTGGGTGGCCAATCCTTTTTGATTTGCGTATCTGACGCGAACCTTTCCTAACAGGAGTTCTTTCATGACTAAGAAAAACACTTTTGTGAAGCGCTTGACTAGGTTCATGCTGTGGCTGATCAAGGCATGCATTGTCACTTCTGCGCTCACTGGGGTTGCTGTAATCGACCGACGCGCCCTTAAGGATAAGGAAACCAACCGTGACTGACACCCTGAACCTAGCCCACAAGACAAGAGGAGCCATCCCATGCTGAACAGCTACATCATCCCCGACCCTGCAACCGTCCCCTACGACTACGACCTCGCGGCAGAGCTCACGGCCCGCGGCCTCCCCGCCCAGTGGATCGACGAGCGCTGCAAGCCCGCTGAAAACGGTACCCGGCTCTCCTTCTACGGACAGGCCTACGGATACGACACAGAGGAAGACGGCGGCGACGCGCTCGTATGGAATCCTAACACCCACGAGGTCTGGTACCTGTCCAGAGGCGACGTAGAAGCTGCGCAGCGCGCCGTCCCCGGCACGCCGCTCACGCACCTGCGCTACTCGTACTACATCATGGGCGAGGATATGGGCCGGGATCTCGGCGCGCTCCAGCGTGAAGGCCTCGCCTGCCAAATCTGCGCCAGCCACCTCGATGGAACCGACATGGAACCAGCCATCGACATCCTGGACTGTTACGGAGAGTACGGCAATCTCACCTACCCCGGCGACATGATCGTCTACGCCGACGGAGTGCTCTACGAAACGATCCCAGAGGGCGTGCACGAAGCCGTCAAAGCAGCGTCCTAAACTCGCCCCATACGCGAAGCGCCCCTCCCCACTGAACATCAGGGGAGGGGCGCTTCCGTTTGGTCTCTGCGATCTACTTGAGTAGGAGCGGGAGGCAGTCGAAGAAGGTGTCCGTGAGATACATCAGGAGAATCGCTCCGCTCATCACCTCGCTTACGTTATAGCGCCACACTGGCACCTCACGCCCCTTGTAAGCCTGCGCACTCAACTCCACAGCAAGGCAAGCAACCGAAAGAGCAAGTAGCACATACATTGGGCCAACAAACTTAGTAGCCCACATGTCGCCAGACAAGACCACATGCACAGACGCGGCAGCGCAGAAGAAAGCGGGGATCATGACGCAACGATTCGCCCATGTCTGAAAACTTGAAGGCTTTTTGATGAACTTGAATGAAATGACATACGCAACCAAAGCAAGAGGCCAAAGGAGAATTGAACCGAAGCAGATTGCCAACACGTTCCAAAGCGGAAAGTCTCCTGGAGCAAATATCTTCGACAGGACGGCGAAACTAAGGAATATAAAAGGGGTGAATGTTGCAAAATGCGCATATGTTGTACCAACAACATCCTCTCTCTCGGCGTATGTTCGCAGCTTCATGTATATGGCGACTAATGTGGCGAGGCCTACGCACATAAGCGGAAGGATGCTAAGAGTCCAGGTCGCATGAGGCGGAAGCTGAAATATGCTCAGAAGGTACTGTATCGAGCGCTTCTGACCAAGAGGCTCTTCTGGCTCATCTAACCCCACTGCGTGCACCATGTAGGCGGCGTAGGAGAGAAAAAGGGGTGCGATGACCGCTACGTAGAGTAGTGGCTGGAAGGCGATGATGTTCAGTACTGGCTTTGAGATCGCCTCCTCCCCGGTGTCTTCGAGGGCGACACATAGGGTCTGCTTGTCTTGGTAGGGGTAGAGCATTGCCTGTCCTTTCTGATTGTGTGGGGCCTCGTTGTGCTGTTCTGTTCGAGGCTGTTAGTAGTCGTCCTCATCAAGGGCGTGGAGGTAGATGCTGTTCCAATCCTCGTAATCCTCGTGCCGGAACGTATCTTCGACGATGAGGTGGGGCGCACTGTCACCCTCGAACTGCACGTATAGGCGTTGCGTGTATGTGTCGCTGTTGTAGCTTTCCACGTATTCTTCCTCGTGCCATGCACGCTCGATAACGCCAGCGTCGGCGAGGTGGCGCATGTTCATGGGGCAGTTTTCTCCGCTTTCGCTATTGATCGCGTACACGGCGGTGCCGTCGGTGAATACGGCGTAACGATCTGGGGCGTCCGGGTCGTGGGCGAACTGCTTGCCGACAAAGTGCTGACGGAGGAAGTGCTCAATGTCAACCTTGCACATCATACCCAGCCCGATTTCCCAGATCGTATCCTCCTGGTTACTGTTCGCGCTCATGTGTGCCCTCTCCTCCTGTGTAGTGTCGTGTGGTGACTTGTTGGAAACAAGCATAGTCCAATAATGACTCGTTGCAACTTGCAGTAGTCCAAGTTGGGATATATGCTGAGGAGCAGAAAGGAGGCTCCCCATGGCCGCGCGCACAGCGATTCTCGCCCTCGACTTCGACGAGGTCTTCATCCTCAACCCTGGCACCCCAACCGCGAAAGGGGTATACCCGGATCGGGCCCGCACTATGGTCACGGTCAAGCTCGACAGTGGACTCGTGGGTACCGGGGATGTCTGGTACTCGCCTCACATGATCGAAGCCCTCAACGATATCGTCGGCGACGCAGACAAGATCCTCCTCGCCTCATCGTGGGGCAAATCGAGCATGAAAGTGGCGAAGGCTGTGGGCCTGCACCTCCCACGGCGAAAGACCGTCAACCTGTTCCCATATCTCAGGCCCGGGGCTATAGACCAGGAGCGCAAGCTCTGCCGCGCTCACGACCTCATCCTCGACTACCTCACCGACGATGACACTCGTATCGTGTGGGTGGACGACCAGCACCCCCGCGGCTACGGGCAGGTGGACGGTATTCATACCGTCGGCACGGACCCCGTACCGGGACTAACACGAGCGGACCTCGCGCACATCCGCGACGTGCTCTTCTACTGATCTACTGAAAGGAACTCCAAATGGCACTGACCCTCAAATGGGCGAACGGCACCTTCAGGGCCGACCTCGCGCAGGTCGCGAGCTTCGTTACGAACCTCACCAATAAGAAGCCCTGGAATCCGACGCCATGCAAGCGCGGTGGACTCACCGTGTGGCAGAAGTGGGACAAATCGGAGCGACTAACGTCAGCGAGTGACCCCACCATCGCTGACGACCTCGCCGAACTCTTCGCCGACCACCTGGGAGTCCCCCAAGACGAGGTGACTATCAAGCCTGACCCGCGCGACGAGTCGCAGCTGACCGCCAGTGAGCTGCGTGCTCGACGACTACGCGTACACCTCAGCAAAAAGGACCTCGCTTCCCTGTGCGGTGTAAACGAATACACCGTGCGCAACTGGGAGCAAGGCGTTCGCACAGTCATTCCAACCCGGATCCTACGCATCTTCCAGCGCATCGACTCCTACAGGGAGGAAGCACGCGCAGCAGTCCACGCCGACGCCGTGCGTCTCGCCGGAAGTGAGGACGCGCTCACGCAAACTGACCTGACCGGGTATGCGGTCTACGCGCCCAACGATTACACGTACGCGATGCTCTGGCCCGATGCCGCGATCAGTGCCGACGTGTGGCGCGATGTCGTCATCGAAGACGGGCACTTCCGCACCGTCGCGAGCGACTACGAGGCAAGGGCTATGGGCCTCAGCCGTATCACCATCAATCCACCACGAAAGGCCAAGTCATGAGAGCCACGCCAGCTCCGCAACAGCCAACGCAGCCCGCCCTCGAGACCACCTGGGTCGAAGACGAGGCCGCTCCTGCGCCATCACGCAAGCGTGCCATCATCGTCATCCTCATCACCGTCGTCACCCTCATCACGTCAGGTGTCGCCGCATGGGTGTGGAGCGCCCCCGAGCAGCAAACGCCCGCACCCCAGCCCGCGGCTACGCAGACGGCACGCGCATACACGGCCAGTGACTACGAGGAAAACCGTGAGACGTGCCGCGAGATGTACGAGACCCGCGACCTCCAGCTCTACTGGTCGTGCGTCGTCGGCGACATCCGCCTCGGTCAAGAAACTGACCCTGCGGTCCCCCTCGCCAGTCTGCCGCCCGTTCGATTGGTCCCCAAGGCCAGCCTCGGAGGCCAAACCGACATCACCTTCGCGCCCGACGCGACCGCGCGATGCTACGCCACCGGCTACTGCTTCACCGACGCGACATTCAACGCCGGCCAAACCAGCGTCCAGGTCATGTTCACGCGAGGCGACGGCGACATCATGGGCCTGTTCGTCCCCACTGCGGACGCGCCCACCGTCATGACGCAGGAAGTTGTAGCACCCTACATGCCCTCCGGGGCCGCCCCGGATCCCACCGTTCACCAGGCGACCCTCAGTCGCATCCACATGGGAGCCGACACCCTCGTCGGCTACGTGTTCTCACAGCCCCGCTACTGCGGCGACACCCCAGACGAGTGCTCCGCGAAGTACAAGGCCCGCACCCCCATCCCCTTCACGGGCACAACCCACATCACCACCCAGGCAGAAGCTCAGAATTGAGAGAACCCGTCATGGCAGTCGAGAGAACACTGATCGAGCACTACGCGCCCAGTAGCGACTTCGCGCGCGTCCTCCAGGGCCGCTACGTCACGGAGATCGACGACGAATTCGACACCATTTCTCTCGACGACGGTACGATCCTCGAGGTTGAAGGTAACGAAGGGTGCGGCTGGTGCCGGTCGGGCTGGTATGACCTCGTTAACGTCTACAAGCAGGGAAGCAGCAATGCGCGCATCATGAGTGCCCACGTCGCCTGCGACATCGACGAGGAAAACAACGATGAGGGAGCAGTGGACCCGCACGTCTACACTCTGTTCGTCATGGTGGACGGCAATCCCGGGTTCCTGCCCCTCGCAACGATCCGCGGCGACGACGGGGCCGGCGGCTACGGCACCGGATTTAGGATCTTCGCGAACGTCGTGACCTTGCCGACTTCGGCTACGCGCCAAGACCTAGCCAACGCCATAGCAGGAGGCCCCTACCCGCTCAACGACACAACGGGAGATGCACTCACTTTCGTCGCAAGCATCCTCCACGACGTGCACGGAGCTAACGTCCCCGTCCGCATCTACGGTGATGAGGCAACCCGCTTTTATACGGACCTCCTGGATATGCGCGACCGGATCGACCAGGAGATCGGCCTGCCGTACAAGCCAACATTCCGGCACCTCGAGAACGGTCTTACGCTCCTATGGCACAAAGACACGGACGGTAGCTTCACGTTCGTCCTCCGAGATCTAAGAGTCCACTCTGGCGGACTCGACGTGTACGCGCGAAACCTCAGCGCATTCTTGAACGCCATCCACGATCGTGCACAGCACACCGAAGTCGTCAGGTTTGTCGCCTCATCGGCATCTCGCGCCAACTACCTCACCGTAGACGGCGAACGCATACCATCATGCGGGTTCCTCCTGTCCGAGCTCGACGGCACATACATGTACGCCGAACAGGACCGATCTGACCAACTCGACAAGCCAAGCCAATACGTCATGAACCAAGAAAACGGCAGAGAAATGCGCTACACCACAAACCTGCGCACCATCAAGCCGCTCACCAACGGCATCCTCGTCGCTACAAGCGCCACAAAGGACGTGTGGACGCTCTAGTGGATGCTCGTACGGTGAACAGTCCATACGCGAAAGGAAACCGCCACCATGGCGCTCATCAACAAGGACACTCGGATCGCCCGCTTTTCTACCGACGGTGAGGACGGATGGGTGCCACTCATCCCAGGCCTCCAAAGCTGCGAGAGCTTCGAAGACTACGTCGCTGAGCGTGACTCTGGCAGCATCGACTACGGCGACGGGCCACTCATGGATGCTCTCCTGGAGCCGGGAGGGGACACGTGGAATGACGCAGCCGAAGACATCGACCTCGACCTCTACACGCTCCCCGACGACCACCAGCTGTTCACGGCACAGACAAAGGTATACGCCTTCATGGAAGGCAGAAACCCGGCGTCTGCTCCGCTCGCAAAGGCGATCGCCGCTCCAAGCGTCGGCGGCGGGGAAGCAGCAGTCATGAGGCGACTGTCCGACATCGCGTCCAGGTGCGGTGTCTACGTGCCCGACGGCGCAACCGTGATCGACGTGCTGAACATCATCAGCATCATCACCAACAGCCCGATCTGGGCGCTCAACGCCATCCTCCCCCGCACAGGAGCAGATGCTCCGGCAGGGAATGTCTCTCTCGGCCTGGCACCAGGCCAGAACGAACTCAGCTGGATCGCATACAACCACCGGAGCGCGTACGTCAACGTGTTCACCCTCCTCAACCAGGAACTCAGGGCATCGCACGGCGTGAACTACGCGATCTTGCCCGACGACGACCATGCGGACGTGCACACGACCGATAGCGCGTTCTTCGGAGTCGCAGACCGTTCCATCGTGAAGACCCACCGATACCATTCATCGGACGTCGGCAGGGGGGGACGAGTCATGGAACTGCGCGACCTTGACAGCGACTATTCTCCGAACCTTCACGGCGGCCAGCCCGAGGCCAGGACACCTGAACTCCTACGCCTCGACAAGTACCTCGCGACGCTCGGAAACGCGCCCCGAGGAACCAACGTCTTCGTCGCGATCTACTCCACCAACAAGGGAGACACCGTCACCATCAACGGCACCCGCATCCCCGCGTTTAAGGTCACGGTTGAAGACCTCTACGAGCGCTGCGAACTCTACGGGCGCACCGACTTCCAGGTCGCGAGGAAGCAGATGCGCGCATACAGCTACAGTGTCAACCACAGCCGTCCCACGATGTTCGGTGACTACATCCTCAATGGCGTGCCCAGCGGTAACGCAGTCCTGGCCTACATTCAGAAGCAACGGTGACATCATGCGCATCAACAACAAGTCGCTGTTCCCATACCGAGGTAAGTATGGGTCGCGTCCGCCCCTCAACTTCGGGCGCACCAAATGCCACATGCAAAACAACACCGGTACGGGCATTCTCCTCACTGACGCATACGACGGCCTCATCGGACCCGTCTGGATCGCCATTCCCGACCCCACGTTCAGCGACCCCGACACGATGCCCGTTCCCCCGTACCTGATTGCCAGATCCCTACATGCACGCGAAGTCGTCGCCCAATCAACCAGCACCATGCTCGAAATCGTGGCCTACGCGTGCACACACACGTCCCCAGCGTCGGCGATGCAGGCCAGCATCGACGTCATCGTTCTCTCCCCCAACGGGGATATTGGTCTCGCTGAAGTCGTCAAAACGCGCGACAACCCCAACGGCCCCGGCAAGATGAAAAACACGTGGCTTCTACCGTCAGACAGCCACCTTAGAGTCGGAGCCAACGAGGTCTGGCCACTGGACACAATCCCCGTGCGCACAGGGTCAGGCAGGACCCCCGTATACGTCCTCCACGCCGACGACATGAAGAACCTGCCCGACAAGACCCTCGACCTCATCCTCCGACGCACCCCATCCGTGCTTGCGCGTAACCGAGGTCGCGAGTACGGCGAAATCTGGGACGAAGAACTCGAGCAGGACTCGATTGACTGGGATACCCCGTTCCTCCTGCGCATCCTCGCTCGCAGCATCCCCGGGAACACCGAGGTCAGACGATCCGAAACCCATACCAACGGCCTATGGACGTACTGGGTGAGCCGCGACGGGCGAAAACCACGCAAACTCGCCGACTTCAACAACCCGCTGGTCTACACTGGAGCAACCCTCAGCTTCCTCGCCTGGAGCGCACGAAACCTTGAGGAAGACATCGCAAGAAAGACAGAAGACCTGCTCCGCTAACCCCCGAAAGGGAACCCCTCATGCTCACACGCGCCCGACGAGCACTCCTCGCCCTCATCGCCGCGGCCACCGTCATGCTGCCGCTCACCCCGGCACCCGCGTACGCTCTCCCAGCCAACCCCAACGTCTCCGATGAGGTCATTGAGGCGAACTGGGCGACCCTATCCGCCGAACAGCAGGAGACAGCCAAGCAGGTGGTCGCAGAAGCCAAAGCGGAAGGCTACTCAGCAGAAGCAGCAGCAGCCATCGCCGGCAACTTCTGGCGCGAGTCCCACTTCAACGTGGACGCAATGAACTCGGTATCGGGCGCGTGTGGCATGTACCAGGCCCTCGGAGACAGACAGACTCTCCTCTTCACCTACAACGGCGTCTCCAACTGCGCCGGCCTCAAAGCCAAAGAAACCACCCAAGCCGCGCTCGCGGACGGGCGCAGTGAATGGCTCGGCTGGCCTACCACCAGCATCATTTATGGCGGCATGGCCTCCTACGCGCTCAACGAAGCCGACACCTGGGGCATCACTGGAGGCACCGTCCCCTCCGCCGACGACTCTTTCGGAAGCCTCGAAGGCTTCAAGAGCACCGACAACTGGTACCTTGCGACGTGGATCTGGATGACGAACTGGGAAGCCCCCGGCGCAGCCGAAGCCGGCTTCATGCAGCGCGCCTCCTACGCGGCGACAGTCCTCAAGAAGGTCGGCAACACCGACCCCGCAGCGAAGTCGGATACAGCGAGCGCACAATCCGGCTCAACAACGGGCGGCGGAGTACTCGACGAATGGTCTCTCCCCGGGATGCCCAAGAAGCCCGAAATCGCTAAAGGCCAGTCCCTCACGTTCGCCGACAGCTCGCAGCTCACGGCGAAGCAGCGAGCAAACGCATCTGACCTGAAAACACAGCTCGAAGAAGAACGGAACCGAGAAGCAGCTTCGTCCACTCGAACAGGTATCACCGTCGTCGGCATCGTTCTGTTCATCTACGCCCTCGTCATCCTCCTGTCCCTCCTGCTTGACCTGTCGTTCCCGCTGCTCTCTGTCCTCAAGACCGTGACCTTCGGGCAGGTCAAGTACTCGCCGCTACCCGCCGACGAGCGCCCGAAAGACACCTACGGAGTCGCCGGAGTCCTAGCCGTCTGCTTCGCCTTCGCTGTCCTCGGTGCTCTCATCTTCACGGGCGTGATCCAATCCTGGCTCGCGCACATCGTCATCGCCCTCACTGCCTGAAAGGAACCACCCTATGACCCGCCAGACCGAAACCGAGTTCGCCGCGACCCTCGTCAACAAGTACGGCCAGCAGTGCGCCGAACTCTTCGCCTTGTTCCTCCACACCATCCCCCTTGGTTGCTCATGGGCGTTCCTACACCCCACGCAGGTCAGGCAACTTGGCCTCCCTTACAACCCCAGTGGCCCCGTCCCCCTCATCTGGGAACCCCAATACAAGACGGTCGCTACTCGCACCACCGCCAACGCGAACGTCTCCACCCTGACGTTCGTCCTCATCCCCGTCGTCGGAGGCTTCATCCTCGAAACCGCCTACAGCGTCGCCGTCAACGTCATCGAACAGTGCGGAGGCCTCTACGACGAGGACATCCTCACGGCAGCGGAGGAGAGCCGCACCAAAGCCAAGGAGGCATTCACTAAGCGCCTCGAAAAAGCAATCAACGACGGCGGTGAGCTCCGCTTCGGCTACTACTGCGTCAACGGCTCCCAGACGATCACCATGAACGGCGTCGCATACCCCGCCTACTCGCTCCCCCTACGCGCCATCGCCGAAATCGCAGCACAACAGGGCCTCTCCTTCCGCGTCCCCCAACACGCCCCAATCCCCGCCTCCACCGTCGTCACAAGCCCCTGGGACACCCTCTCCCGATCAGTTGCAGCCCCCTCCGGCAACGCAATCCTCGGCTCGCTCACACGCTGAAAGACTTATCGTGTTCATCTACGTACCAGAACTCCGGCCCCGTGAGGGCATCGCCCCCGCTCTCGAACTCCAGATCCGCACCCACCTGAGCGACGCTACGGCAGAACCCGCCGGTGAAGCTGTCACCATTAGCTCACCCCATTACGAGACCTTCATTGCGCAGTGCGTAGAAGCTCTCCGCCGAGATAAGTCCATCGACCTCGAAGTCGCGTCCGCAAGCGCAAGCGACGCTGAGACAATCACCGTCGTCAACGACTCCGGCGTCACCGTCGAAGACATGCGTGAGACCATGAGTGACCTCATCGGCGACATCCCCAGCGTCGGAGTCACGATCACCGTCAACGGTGGCCAGCACGCCATCACTCTGACCACCATCCCAGACCTACCTGTCCTCGAGGCCCACGTCGAAACACTCACCTGGTCCGCAGACGGCCACGCTCTCACGCCCACCATCCACACAACAACGGGGACTGCGATCCCCGCATGGACCCCCGCAGTCCTCGAACAAACCGAAGCCTACCCAGGTGGAACCATCCGCTACGTCGAAACTACCTACGGGCCGATCCCATGCACCCCACAGGGGACAGTTCTCACCGACGCAGCCGTCGCAACCTCGATGCACCACGCCCGCGTGTAACACTCCTGCTGTCTCCCTTCCAGTTGGTACCATTAAAGAAACTAGGGCAAAAGCCCCGGTTATGGCACCCGCAGGAAGGGAGGCGCTGTGCGCCGCTACATCGAACAAGTCACACACCCCGACGGGACTGTCACTGAGACCCCCGTTGACGGCATCATCCTCACAGAGCGCGAGTACCAGGAACAGCGCGACCATCTCGAAGCGCTCATCGTCACCGCCGACACCTTTCTACAGCAAGCGCAAAGCGCTCTCGACTCCCTCATGGACACGTACAAGGCGCAGCGCCCTATCGACAAGACGTACCTCAAGGCATTCGGCCTCGAAGACGACCCCCAGCCCGAAACCATCCTCTAAGCCACCACACCCCATCGAACGGATCACACCATGAACGACTACGACATCGAAGACCTCGACGAGACGTCAGAAGACACCATCGTCCTGGACATCGACGACGACACCACCGACCTTGACGACCTCGAGACCCCGGAAGAGGATGAGGAAGACTACGACGAATACGAGGATGACGAATACGACGACGAAGATGAGGACGACGATGACGAGGATGCTGTGACCTCGACTCCCGTCACCACCTTCACGCTCGCCCCACTACGAGACGACACCGACGCCCCCGCTGAGTCCGGCGACGAAGAAACACCCGACGACGGCGATGCGGACCTCGACGAGGACGCTGACGATGAAACAAGCGCCGACACCGAGGCCACTCCCTTCCGCATCGACATCGACACGGACGGACTCGACAGCGCTGCGGTCGAAGCGATCAGCAGTGTTAACGACGTGGTGACCGTCAAGAGCGACGCCTACTCCGTCCGCTACACGCACATCAGTCCACACCAGGTTGTTGGTACCAAGCCCATCAAGGACTACCGTGCCGACACCTACAGTGGCCTGTTCAACGTCATCCGCGAGATGGGTGTCATCGTCCCCGTCGTCGTAACCCCACTTGCGGAGTACGCCGACTTCCTCGCCGACAACAACATCACCACCGGCGCGGAAGCCGACGAGCTCGGCTACGCGGGCCCACGCTACCGAGTCCTCGACGGGTGGCGACGCATCTTCGCGTCCCTCAAGAACAACCAAGACGAGATCCCCGCCGCCATCGTCACCTTCCACGACCCCGAGGTTGGACGCGACCTATCCAACCTCATGCACCTGGTCCTCAACCGAGCCCAGAAGCACACGTGGCCTGAGAAGTGGTCGATGCAGAAGGTGATGGAAGAGTCCTACAGCCTCACCCCCTCCATGCTCGACTGGCTTCTCAACCTCGACGCGGGCGACTCCATGCGCCTCAAGGAAGTCATGCTCGCCGAGTACCCCGAGGTGACAGAGGACTTCCTGTCGGGCAAGAAAGACCTCATGCGCTCCTACAAGGCCCTCGAAAAGCTCCGCAAGGAGGAAGCAAACCCCACGGCAGGAGACGACGAACGGAAAATCTCCAGCGTTGACGAAGCCAGCGACCTCGCAGCCGACGACACCGGAGACGCGCCGCTCAGCGACGAGGAAGTCAAAAACCTCCTCGAAATGGGCGACGAACTCCGCGAAGTCCGCGACCTCCTCAACAAGGAAGCCGACACCGACGACACCGACATCGACGACGACAACTACGGTGGCGACCCCATCCCCGAAAACGCAGCCGAACAGGTCGGCTTCGAGGGCGGTGACGACGACGAGGACATGTTCGGCGAAGTCGATGAGAACACCGTCCAGGACACGAAGGACCGCAAGCCCCTCTCCAAGGAGCTACGCACAGCGATCCTCGCGCGCGACGAGTTCACCTGCCAGGCCTGCGGCTACGGCAAGGGCATCACGTCCATGGTCCACCTCGGCCAGCTCGAAGCACACCACAAGACCAGCGTCTACGTGGGCGGCTCCGACGCGATGAGCAACTTCGTGACGCTCTGCCAGCGCTGCCACGGCCTCGTACACATCCTCGCCGGCTTCAACGCCAAGATCGGCATGACCAAGGAGGAGTTCGAGAAGGTCCCGGACAACGATCAGACGATGTTCCGCGTGTGCATCAAGTTCGCGAAGATCATCCTTAAGGCTGAGGAGGAGACCGGCAAGGCGCTCAGGAAGTACAAGCCTGTGCGCAACCCATTCTGGGAGCAGCAGAAGCAGGCGCAAGAAGACCTCGAAGCCCTAGAGGATGAGGAAGCGACGGAGGATACAGTCGAATGACCACACCATGGACATGGGTCTACTTTCAGAGGCCCGGATTCGCCCTCTACCAGGAGGACGACAAGATCCTCACGGCCACCGACCAGACCATCGAGCGCGCCCAAGCCCTACGCGACATGGCAGCACGCCGAGTGCCGGGCCTACACTCGGCACCCTACGACCCGGCAGGCTACGAGTACTGCGCCTGCGACGGCCTGCAATCCCTCAACCTGTTCGCCCGCGACGACGTCACTTCCCGCACCGTTGTCATGACGGAGCAAGGCTACAAGACACTCGCGCAAGTCCTCACAGACTACGAGGTCGGCGGCCAGGGAATCGACCCCAATGACGCGACCTGGGACATCCAGGCGCTCCTCGAATCGGTCTGTTACGCCAACTCCTATACGTTGACCCGACGCGAGGACCTATACGATAACCCTCTCCCCGGAGTGTCGATGTGGCCGCCAATCTACTGGACGCTCACATGCCCAGGCGGCGACACGGAGTATGTCCTGCGCACCTGTTACAAGCAGGGGACCCCCGAAGGAAACAAGCCAACCATCGAGGTTCAGGCCGGCGACGCCAACGCGCCCTACTACCTCGCCAACCTCCCCAAGGAGTGCATCCCCCTGTTCGACGGGACAGGCGCACCCCCAACCCAGCAGATGCTACGAGTACTCGCTCGAGCAGCAGAAGACGCGATCGCCGCCGGTTTCTGCCTCGAACGCGACATTCACGGGGTAGCGTACGCCCTCACCCGAGGCGGTAAGCGTCTCGAGTTCTACCTCGAAAACGTCGGATCCTTCACCTACACGGGCGACGACTTCGTAGCGCACGAGACCCACGGTGATCCCGCGTACGCCATGGGGCGTTCCATGCTCGTCAAGAGCGTGCTCAGAAACTACGGCATGGGGACCATGCGCGGCGTATGGGCAATCATTGACTCGCTCGTCAGGCAGAAAGCCGGCCAGACACCCATTGCAGAGACACCTGTTGACGGGTATCGAGCCGCCCGCAACGGGGAATGGGACGTGTACGCCGACGCGCGAGCGCCCTACACGCCCTCACGCAGCACGCACCCCGAAACCCGGCGCAACGACCCCTACAGCACCTACGACCGCTACGCCATGCACTACGTCGGTCTCATTAAGGGCGACGCAGCAAACATGACCGCAGCCAGCCGAGCAGACAGGCTAAAGAACGTATGACCATCCCACGCAGCGTCATCGCGCGACGCAACGCACGCCAGGCGCACACTCCCGAAGCGCGCAGCCGACTCGAATGGGCGGCGGAAGTCCACGCCATCCTCGAAGCAGCTGCCGCCACCTTCGATGAAACCATGACCCGGCAACAGATCACGGTCCCAGTGAACCGTACGCGCGGCCCAGTGCAGGCACGAGGCATCCTGGACATGTGCCAGGCCCTCAGCGTCGCAGGCGTGGCCACCACCACCCCAACCGGCGATATCATCCTCACCCTCGCTGGCTACGCCGATCGGATGCAGGCAGCGCTCAACCTCGCCCGCAGCTACCTCGAGGCCGAGCACCTGCACCTCAGCCGCGCGCACACCGACCGGCCTGGTATCACGCTCTACCCCTCAAAAGCGCGCCGAAACACCTACGGGATGCTCCTAAGCGCAGCAGCCGAAGCCTCCACCATCATCCGCACGACCCCGCCCTTCAACAAGCCGCTCGACCGTGAGGAAGTCGAAGCAGCGTACGCAATCCTCAGCCGAGAATGGGCCGGCGCAGCCTACCGTGAGCAGCCACTACCGGCAGTCGAGGAAGGATCTCGCGACTATGAGAGAATCTATCTCTCCGTCGCCAAGACCCCACTCATCAAGCCATACAGAAAGAACCTGTAATGAACTCAACCAGCGCACCCCGCCGCCTCCACCGAGCGTGGCGGGGTTCCGTCGCCCTCGCCTTCCTCCTTGCGCTCATCCTCACGTTTTTCGCGCACCCCGCGAGCGCATTCACAGACAGTGAGGGCCGCTACAACCTCAAGGACAAGCCCTCCACCTGGTGTCAGTGGTGTGCCGACAGCGACTTCGGGTATGACCCTAACGAAGAGCGTGGCATGACTGTAGACGCCGGCACCGACATGGCTGCGGCTGCTTGTGGTAACTTCTCCTTCGCATTCGTGGAACTCCGTGCGGGAGTTAAAGCCCGCGGTTCCTACACGGTCAACGACATGCGAGCTGAAGCCATCAAACTGATGCAGGCAGGCAAAGACAGCCCGTTCAACGACGAGGGGTGGCTCTACCAGCTCAACCCCGAAGGCTTCGCCCAAGGTGTCTCCAACATGACTGGCGGGCAACTCACCGTCGAAGTCCAAGGCGACACCAGCGGCGCGGGACTCGGAGCCAACCAGTTCACCGAAGACGACGTCCGCCAAGCCATGAACGACGGCTACTTCGTCATCTTCATGGTCCAAACCGACAGCGGCGGACGGCACTGGATCGCCGGCGACTACGTGGAAGGCAACACCGTCCACACGATCGACTCCGGGCGACCGCTCACTGTCCTCGACCGCTCCCAATACCCCGGCGGCATCGGCCCCATCCTGAAGTTCTCCCGCACCGACGGCAAGAAACTCCAAGACCTCCCCACCATCGACGACGCAGCCACCAGCGTCTCCTCAGGCGACAGCAGCCAAAGCGGCGCAGCCGCCACAACCGACACCGGCATCATCAGCGACCTCGACCTTCCCGGTATGCCTCCTCGCACCGTCGGACAAAACCACCAGCTCTCCGAAGCCGACAAGCTCGCCTTCGCGAAAGACACCCTCAAGTTCGCGAACTACACGAACCTGAACACCACGCAGAAAGACAACGTTGACCAGATCGTCGCCCAGCGCCAGCTCGAGCAAGACAGCAAGCTTTCGGACTGGTTCAGCACCGGCACAGCGATCGTCGGCATCCTCCTGTTCCTGTACGCCCTCGTCATACTCCTCGCGTTCCTGCTCGACCTGTCGTTCCCACTGTTCTCCCTCCTCAAGACGGTGACGGGCGGATCCTTGACTGTGCATCATGAGTCGCAAAGCCGGGCGGGCGTGAAAGAGCTAGGAGCTCCACCTCGAGGCCGCTGGGCGACGTGGGGAAACGTGTTCACCACTGCCGGGCTGGTCGCAGCGTTGGGTGGTCTGCTCATCAGTGGAACGCTGGTTAGGTGGGTTGCGTCGTTGTGGCAGATGCTCTACATGTGACGGGTGGGCATAACCCCTGTGCGCCTGTGATCTAGTTAACCAGTTTACGGGTTGCGCGCACAAAACATGCAGGCCTACACTGAACCCATCACAAACAACACAACCACAATCAAATAGCGTCCCCTGAACCGCCCCGGATCAGGGGAGCACCCCGGAAAGGTGCCCGAGCGGCTGAAGGGGCCTCCCTGCTAAGGAGGTAAACAGAGGAATCTGTTTCGCGGGTTCGAATCCCGCTCTTTCCGCAGGACGCGAGAAGCGCCTGAGACGAGTTACTTCACTGGATATTGAAACTCACACTCGACTCGATCTTTTCTCTCGCGTCCCCCACTTTTACCCAAAACACACTCAGAAAGGAGAGTCCCACCAACGCCCCTATAGCTCAACTGGCAGAGCAACGGACTTTTAATCCGTGGGTTGTAGGTTCGAGACCTACTGGGGGCACGCAGCAAAAGCAACATGCGCTTGACATGTGGTAGAGCGAAAGCCAAGCTCTCCCCCTTGTTGAGCGTGGCTGCTGCTACATGTGTCGCCGGGAGTGCCCCGGAGACACAAAACGCGCGCGGAGGGGACATAAGCCGGGCCGACACACCGTCGGGCAACGCAAACCCCAATGAAACGCGAACCAAGCAGCCACCCACCAGTGGCGTAAGACTTGGAGCGGGAGCCCGCAAGGACACCCTGCAAGCCACAGTAATGCGGCTTGTAACGGTTCGAATCCCTGTCCCGCCGCCAACAACTGAATATGGTCCTATGGGGTAACGGTCAGCCCGCTAGATTTTCACTCTGGATACCCGAGTTCGACTCTCGGTAGGACTACTCCGATCCGGTGTAGCTCAACGGACAGAGCGGGGGACTTCTAATCCCACGGTTGCAGGTTCGAGTCCTGTCACCGGAGCGATCACAACTGATCATTCTCGGATGGTGTAATGGCAGCACACCGGATTTTGGCTCCGGGTGTCTAGGTTCGAGTCCTAGTCCGAGAGCGTGAACGGGTGCGTCCCTGTCGAGAAGATAGTGACGTGCCCGTTGCTTATGCCCCAGAAAGCAAAGGAACGAAAGGGAGGACCCTATGACTATTGGGGAGAGTAAGGCCGCAGAAAACATGAAGCGACGCCGTTTCTATGCCGCGGCTATGAGCGTCAACGCGCTCATCTGGTCCACCATCCTCGCAGGCCTGGCTTACGTGGGCCTGATCGGCCCCGCAGCCTGGGCTGTAGCACGGCAAGAAGCAGTCCTCGGCAAGGTGTTCACGGGCTGGCTGACGAAGGTCAACATGCCCGCCGTCCTGTGGGAACACGGGACCGTTTTCATCTCCTCCTACTCGGGAGACACGGCGCACCTCACGTCGGGAGAGACCGTCGCGATCGACGACATCACGGTCACTCACCCCCTCAACGTGATCGCCGAACGTGCTGTTACAGCGAACACCGTGACGGCGGGGATCGTCGTGGGCTTCGTCCTGCTACTTGCGATCCTCCTGCGTCCCACCGACGTCACGGACGCGAGCCTCCTGGAAAAGGACCTAACGGGGGCATTCGAGTGGCCCACACCGACGACGAGCGCGAAGCAGCGCCAGAAGGCCCGCGAGCGTCGCCAGCAGCGACTAGAAGAGTTCGCCGCGGCCCAGGCAGAAGCCGACACCCTCGACGCTGAAACCCAGAACCACGCGCAGGAACAGGCCGCAGGCGTCGAGTTCCTGGAAACCCGACTCTCGGAAGGAACCGCCAATGAATGAGCCGCTCATCGTCTCGTTCGCCGCGGCCCTCATCGCATCCGCAACCTTCATGGTTGCCACCGTCGTCCTCATGGGTGACACTGCCTTTAAGCGCAGCGCAGACACGCTCAGCGCCACGCTCACGGTCGCGCTCATCAGCGCCGCTTTCGCCTCCCCGATCTTCACTCCCGCCACCTACCAGGTGCCCGACGTGATCCACGCCTGGGTGAACTTCGGCCTCGCAATCCTCGCGCTACTCCTGATGATGGTCACGGTGTGGAACATGTTCCGCCGCTACCCCGACGTGCCCCTCACGATCCACTGGAGCGCATGGGCCATCAACGGGATCCTCGGGTACGCCCTATGCGGCTTCGTCCCCACCCTCCACTTCATCCACGGCATCAGCCCGTGGGCTTGAAAGGAACGTCATCATGAATAAGCGCAAGCAGTCAATAGGTGACATCGCAATCGCGATTGTTGGCATTGTCTTTGTTACAGTTTTCCTGCTTTATTCGTACAGCGTTGTCCATTCATCAGATGGGGGCAAGCCCGTCACCGACATGGACACTAGCGTCGTCGCAGATGGAACTCTCAGCGATCTCGACAAGCTGACCGTCAACGACAACCCCACTCCGCCCGAGAAGTACAACCGGGTGGATCAGTTCGGCCCCGCATGGAAGGACGTGGACCATAACGGCTGCGACACGAGGAACGACATCCTCGCCCGCGACCTCAAAACCATCAGCGACCGACGTAACACCTGCGTCATCACCGCCGGCCAACTCGCAGACCCCTACTCCGGGAAGTGGATCGACTTCCGCAAGAAGGACGCATCAAAGGTCCAGATCGACCATGTTGTCGCCCTCGAGAACGCCTGGCAGTCCGGCGCATACAACCTCACCCAGGAGGATCGGGAAGCCCTCGCCAACGACCCCGACAACCTCCTAGCCGTCAACGGCCACGACAACATGGCCAAGGGCTCCAAGAGCGCAGACCAGTGGATGCCACCCAACACCGCATACGCCTGCACCTACGCCTCTAAACAGGTCCAGATCAAGAACCGCTACGCTCTCACAGTGACCACACCGGAAAAGCAGGCCCTCGCCGACGCACTGGCAACCTGCACCACCAACTAGAAAGGCCCATCCCAATGGCATCATTCACGACAGCGCAAAAGCGCGAAGTGATCCAGAGACATTACCCCACTGCCAACAACATCGCCGTGAAGGGCAACGTCTTCTTCGCCGCCTTCCCCGACGCGGAGCCTATCATCGGCTGGCTCCACTCACCCCGCGAAACCCTGTGGATCAAGGCAGCAGTCCCCGTGAGTACCTGCACCGCCCTACGCACAGTGCCTCCGCTCTGGTTCATCGAAGCGGCCCAGCCCTACATGCGGGGCGACGAGCGAAAGGAGTGGTACCTCTACACACTCCGAGCGGCTCAGCAAACATTCCCATCGGGGGATTACATGCGCTGGATCACTCTCAATGAGGGGCATCCGCTCAGAAAGGCGTTTGGCGACTATTGCGCCTTCGACATCGAAGGCAAGGAGACAGAGTTCCGCATCAAGAACGCCGAGTTGGAGACGGTCAGGACCATTAAGAAGGCCGACCTCCTCTACGTGCTCACTGATGAGCCAGGTAGCCTCTTCTACGAAGTAACACCTTTCTGACGATCATGGCTTTCACAACAAAGGAAGTGCGCCCCGTCTTCGAGGCTAGAATGGGGCCGACTCGCAGGTTCGTCGTTAAAGGCGATGTAGCGTTCGCTGTCCTCGACTCGGGTGAGCCTGTGCTCGGGTTCGTCAATTTATATGGGAACAAGATTCACGTAGACTCATTTGTGACTCGCAACAGCGCCCCTGTTCCCCTGAGTGTGGTGCCGCCCCAGTGGTTCGCGAACGCAGGACGCAATCTCATTCGTTACATGGGAACGCGCGCGCAACAGGACTGGTGGAGAAGCCTCGTCGTAGTCAGTAGAGTCCTCAGCGGTAACTGTGGGACTATTGACCTTGACTCGCAGCACCCATTTGCGCAGGGAACGGGGATCGTGCACTTCGTTGTCCAAGGGTCCAAGAGAGTAGACGCTCTTGATGTAGATGGGAAGCTCGTCGGTTCCTACACGAAAGCAGGGGTTGTGCAGGCTCTCACCTCGCAGCCGGGACCGATCATCTCCTGGTCCTAACCGGAATCAGAACCCAACGGCGGCACCCCTCCTCTCAACACGATAGGGGTGCCGCCCCATGTCACCACACGTAACCAACCAACCGAAAGGAATGACCATGACCCCCAAACGAAAGCGTCCCACCGACCTCACGCGCGACACGGTCTACGCGCAGAAAGACCTTGCCCATGTCCTGCGAGCTTGGGCTGACGACCTCGAGAAGGGCGGCGCAGACATGGATGCGCTCGCTCGAAGCGGCCAGCTCACCCCGTGGGTGCAGAAGCGCACTGAGAATCAGATGAAGCACCTGGACGCCTCGTTCAAGCGTGTGCTCGCGTGCGCGTCGGAGGCTGATCGTCGAGGCGTGATGGCTGGTCGGTGATCGCTGCGAGGTTCGCCCCGGAATTGCTGGTTGGTGGTTCCGGGGTTTTTCTTACCATCACAACGCTTGTGATCCACTTAACCAATTTGGGGGATGATAGCGCTTGCAACCCAACTAAACCCGCAACTACTATCAAACACATACAACCCAACCACACACAAGGAGACACCCCAATGACCACCAACACCACCATCAACTACGCCAAGCTCGCCGACGACGCCGCCGACGCATACAAGGAATACACACGAGGCACTATGCGCTACTTTGAGGACGCGATGGCCGCCAGCACCGCCCTCGCCCGACTCACTGACCCCCAGACCAGCTGGGATGCGGCCCTCGCAGTGAATGCCACGAAGTCGTGGCTCCAGTTCGCGACACTCAAGGTCATTGAGAAGGCCGAGTGGATCAGCGAAGAGCTGACCGAAGAAGCATTCTTCACCACAACACTTACGCCCTCCCGTGTTCGAACCATCGTGTCCGATTGGAGGAAGGAGGGCTACGTCGAGGCACTGCCCAAGCGCGCCAAGACCTCCACCGGGCGCACCGCCCAGCTCAACCGCCTCACCACGCAGGGGCGCGAACTCGTCGCAGTCCTCCGTGAGATTAACCGAAAGACCAACCAGCAGTGACAGAAGAAGAACCCTCCCCGCCAGTGGACCCATCAGCAGCGGAAGCGCTCGTCCGCCTAGAGCTCGCGCTTAAGGCGCGTCGAGCAAGCGCCGCCCATGCTCTCATCATGAGGGCGCGCATCAACGCCCGAAACTACCCGTCGGAGGCTACACTGCCTCCACGAATCTCACGCAAGAAAGGCAAAGCTCAACATGGCAGCGAAGAAGGAAGTTAAAGTCCTCCGCAAGTCGAAGAAGTGGGACGACCTCGCCCCGCGCATCATGGCTTACGCGAAGCTCCTCAAGGATCGCGTGAAGAACGCCGAAGGCCCCGTCAAGACGTACATCCTTGACAACCTGGATGAGCGGTTCCCGGCAGTCGCCCAGAAGGGTGGTTACAAGATCGACGCGGATGTCCGCGGCGACTCCGGCACGCTCTCCTACCGCAAGCCCTCCCGTAAGCCGGGAACCGGCCTCAAGATCGTGGATGCCCTCGCATTCATGGCTTGGTGCGAGGAAAACGGTATCGAGCACAACGCCCAGCCGACCGTCACGTTCCCCGAAGAGTTCGTGACCCAGGAGAACCTAGCCAAGCTCATCGAACAGGCCGGTGGCGTGATGCCCGACGGCATGGATGACGACACGGCACTCAATGCAGCGACCCTCACAGTTCGTATGAGCGAAGAGCAGGCCAAGCACCTCGTGGACGATAAGCTCACCGTCCGCAAGCTCCTTGAGATGCTTGAACTCAAGGACGATCTCGCCTGACACTCCTTTAACATGTAGAGAAAGGTTACCTACATGACATCCAAGACCCGCACCTCCAAGGCCGTTGAGAAGGCTGAGGAAACCACCGTTCCCGTTTGGGAGATTCCCGGCTACAAGGCACTCACCGAGGAGGAAATGCGCCGCGATCTAGCCGAAGCGGACATCTACTCCCGGGCCTTCGCCCTCATCCCCTACCAGATGCGGGGAAACGCGGGTGACATGTATCTGCTCATGCAGATCGCCAAGCACCTGAACGTTCCCTTCATCACGGCGTTGCGTGGCCTGTCGTTCATTGGCGACAAGGACGTGAAGCCCGCCATGAGCGCGCAGCTCATGTCCGCTCTAGTCCGCAACGCCGGCCACACGCTCCGCGAACAGTGGGACCCGGAGACCAACACGGCTACCGCCGTCATCATCCGCAAGGATGATCCCCAGTTCGAGCACGTCGCCGTCTGGGATGAGGAGAAGGCCCGCGTCGCTGGCTTGTGGGAATCGACTCCCACGTGGATGCAGTACCCGAAGGCGATGCTCACCGCCCGCGCCATGAGCGAGGTGTGCCGTCACGCAGCATCCGAAGTACTCCTCGGGTTCAGCTACGTTCCCGAAGAGTTCCAGACGCAGGAATCAGCCTCGCGCGTCCTAGACATGCGCCAGCAGGTGCAGGCCGACATGGACCGCCTGCGCTTGTCGAGCGAGAAGGCCATCGAAGTCCTCGACGGCGTGACCCTCCCCGGTATCACCATCGCCCTCATGACTCCGCGAGAGCTGGAGGAAGTCAATGCCCGCATCGGCGTGATCGAGTACGAGCGCGACAAGGACAAGATCGACGAGGTCCGCGAGCGCATCCAGAAGGGCCGCGACGTGCTGAACCTGACGGAGGGCGCGTTCGCAGAAATCGTGCGCCGCAACGTGCGCCCCGGCAGGGGATACGACACCATGAACCTCCGCGAAGCAGAGCAGGTGCTCGACGTGCTCCTGCGTCAGGCGAAGAAGTCGGGTAACCGTTCCGGTCAGCGTCAGCCAGCCCAGCAGGTCCCGGCCCCGCAGTCGCCCGCGCCTCAGCAGCAGGCCCCCCAGCAGCAGCCTCGCCCGCAGGCGCAGCAGGGCTACACCCAGTACATGCCCGCACAGCCTCAGGAGGCCCCTCAGCAGCACCCAGAACCGGTTCGCCAGCCCCAGCAGGCCCAGGCTCCCGCCCCGCAGCAGCAGGCCCCCGCGCAGGAGTCCTACGGCCTCTACGACGAGTCTCAGCGCCCCGAGCAGTACCCGCCGCTCGGTTCCCAGAACCCGCAGGGCACATCTGGCCCCATGGCGATGATCCAGCGCACCATGGAGAAGCATGGTATCGCCGAAGGAGAGCTGCCTATCATCCTCACCTACGTCTTCGACGACGAGCGCGCAGACGTGGACAATGTGGACACCCTGAGCATGAACGACATGCCGCTCGTCCTCGCCGGCATCCAGCGTTACGCAGCAGAGACCAAGCCGGTCCAGGAACCAACCGCCGAACTTCCCTTCGACGGCGATGCGCCCGCCGACAACATGGAGGACCTGGAAGCGTCCTACAGCGCGCAGGGAAGCGAGGTGAACGATGACCCTGAAACGTGGAACGAAGGCTGGCCGGAAACGGCAAAGCCCGGCGGCGGCGCGAACTAGCACCGGCCCCACACAGCAAACCCGTGAACTCGTATACGGGCGCGACATGTGGCGGTGCGCCAGGTGCGGAAAGGATGTCACCTACGTCCAGTCCAGCATCCAGCACCGCAAAGCCCGCGGCATGGGCGGCACGAATGATCCGTCGATCAACAGCCCCGCAAACCTCATCGTCCTATGCGGGTCTGGCACCACGGGGTGCCACGGCCATGTCGAAGTGAATAGGCGCGAAGCCCGAGACTACGGGTGGGCGGTTTCCCAATACGCGGACCCCCACGACGTGCCCGTCCAGTACAAGGACGGCTTGTTCCTCCTCGATGACGTCGGCCACCGAATCCCCACCAAATAACCACACAAAAACCATCACCTGAAAGGGGTGAACTCATGTCCAAGCGAATCTACATCGCCCTACCTCACGGCTACACGCGTGAGACCTCCTACGCAGCCGAAGACGCTCTCACTCTCCTCGGCTACGAACCCGCCAACCCCGCCGACAACGGCACCAACGACCGAGCCAACCTGTGCATGTTGACCCAGTGCGACGGAGTGCTCCTCATGCCCGGCTGGGAGACCAGCCCCATGAGCACGATCGCCGTCACCGTCGCTAAGCACCTCAACATCCCGGTTGGCACCTACGACCAGTGGTCTGTTCTCGCTGCAACAGGTGGGCAGCGATGAGCCGCCAGGACAACGAGGCAGCGGTCAGCTCCCTCGTCATGCCCGAAGCGTGGACCGAGAAGGGCGCGTGCGCGCGAGCCCTCAACCCCGACGCGTGGTTCCCCGAGCGCGGAGAGGCCAACACCCCTGAATTGCGCCTCGCCTTGCGTGTGTGCGCCGACTGCCCCGTTAGGGATCTGTGCCTCAAGGAAGCTCTTGCCCAGGGTCCCTCCTGTGAGGGTATCTGGGGTGGCACACGCCAGTCTGAGCGCCGCAAGATGATCCGCATGGGCTGCACGACCCTTGAGGAGTACAAGGCTCTCACCGGACAGAAGAAGGAACCCGCCAAGGCCCCCGCAAAGACCAAGCAGGACGCGCCCACCGTCGAACCCGCCGCACCCGTGAAGGACAAGACCACCACCTTCCCCGACGTGCTCTCGGAGGTGATGCGCTTGCCTGGGAACTACACGATCGGTAGTCTGTTCTCGGGCTATTAACGGTGGCCTCGAACTCGGCGTACAACTCGCCCTCGGCCCCGCAGGCCTCGCTTGGGTGAGCGACATCGAACCCGGTCCCTAAGCCATCCTCGCCCACCACCACCCCGACGTACCCAACCTCGGGGACATCACGCGCATCGACTGGTCGAAGGTCGAACCCGTAGACGTGATCTGCGGCGGCTCCCCCTGCACCGATCTCTCACTCGCCGGCGCTCGAGCTGGCATGTCCAAGGACACCCGCTCAGGACTATGGGAGTCCATGTTCCACGCAATCGCCATTATCCGCCCCCGGCTAGTTGTCTGGGAAAACGTACAAGGAGCACTCAGTGCATCAGCTTTTAGCCTCATGGAACCCGACCAGGGACATATGGGAGGACGGCCAACCGGACCTGTTCTCCGAGCACTCGGGCGTGTACTCGGAGACCTTGCCGGCATCGGGTATGACGCGACGTGGACAGTTGTTCATGCTTCCGACGTTGGAGCGCCCCACAAGCGGGCCCGAGTCTTCGTTGTGGCTCACCCCCACGGCGAACCTTGGCTCGAACGGTGGGAGCCAACCACCCGAGAAACGCCGGGAGGGCGGTCATGGTCCGACGTTAGCGGACGTGATCGAACACCTCGAACCCTGATCTCCACGCCAACCGCGTCAGACTGGAAAGGCGGGTACCACCAGGAAGGGAAAGGCATGAGCCTGTCTCAGGCAACCAAGCTCCTCCCCACACCCGTCGCCCAGGCCCCAGGGAACACCGCCGAAGCCCACCTACGGAAGAAGCCAGGCCGCACGCAAGTCACCGACCTCGGCATCATCGCCCGCGAAAACCTCTTCGCGACCGGAGGGAATCTCCTGCCCACCCCGCAGGCCACCAACGCCACCTACTCATCCAACGGCTACGGCCCCAACCTCCATGAGACAGCAGGAACCCTGCGCGACAGTTTCGGACCCTACGCGCCAGCCGTCGCCCACTGGGAAACCATCACCGGACGCACAGCCCCAGCCCCGACAGAGCCACCCCTGCGCGAGGGCGGCAAGCCCCGTCTGTCTGTCCGCTTCGTCGAATGGCTCATGGGCTTACCCGATGGACATGTCACGGGCGTGGGACTCTCTCGCGAGAAGACACTACGTGCCCTCGGCAACGGGGTCGTCCCCCTGCAAGCAGCCGGAGGCATCCTGCGAGCCCTTCAGCAAGAACGCCAAGTCGCCCTCGAGGAGGGCTGGCCAGAATACACCCAACCAACCAACGAAAGGAACTGAAGAATATGAACGCTGCAGCATACATCCTCACACGTAAGCCTGAAGCCGACGCCGCCTATCTCAACGCCCAAGGCGTCCCCATCAGCGTCAAGGACAACGTTGACGGCACAAGGTTCCTTGCACTCACAGTGCCGAACGGACACCTGCCCGGACACCTGCACTACTTGAATCCGGGCGACGCGATCGTCTGGAACCCCGACCACAAGCCGATCTCCGCAGCAGTCGTACCAGAGCCGCTTGTCTCAGCCATCAAGAGGTATCTCTCATCGAGCAAGAAGCCCCGCCGATGAACGCTGAGGACATTCTCAACGCTCTACGTCGGAGCTATCCGACGGCGGCGTTCGTTCCCGAGCTACTCCTCGCTCTCGTCTCCAAGGAGCTACACCCATGACCTTCAACCCGCGAATCGCACAAGCCCTACGCCCAGCCGAAGATGGGAGCATGAAGCGCAAGAAGAAGCTCCGCTGGGGCAAGACCGGCTGGTGTACGAAGCCGCCCCGCAAGATCCGATACCGCAATGAGTTCGACGCGAAGCTTGCCCTCGCCTCCACGCAGCGCTCGCGTAACCCGCGACGTAAAGAACGCCGTTACTACAGGTGCCCAGAGTGCAAGGGGTGGCACCTCACCTCACACTGACTACCACACGGTAATAAACGGTGATGATGTGAGAGCTCGAGTCTCGTTTTTCACGGGGGCTAGACCCGAGCGAAGCGAGCCGCACAGTGCATAACGCTTGCCTTAAAGGGTTGATATATAGCCGAAAAATGCGCTTTGAGGAACATTTCCCTATGTGCTGGTTTAAGTTCGCGCACTATGGTGAGCTGTTTGGCGCGAGGTAAGTACAAACGCTCTGTGATCCACTTAACCAATAAGGGGTAATGTGTTGCCGCCAAACAGTGGTACCGTTACCGCAATGATCCCTTTAGAGAGGACTACTAAATGAACTCCACCTACCTGCCACCAACCAACAAGGCAACGTCGCTCGCCTCCCTGCTCCAGCTCCACTTGGACCAGGTAGAGCGCGTCACCGACCCCCTCACCCACTTGGAGAACATCTCCATGGGTGACCTGCGAGTCATTGACCGACGTAACGGTTGCGCTTACCTGCGCGACGGATCCACCATCACCGCTCGCCAAAAGAACGGGGAGTGGATCGTAGCCGCACGCGGGCCGCTCAAGCAGAAGGGGAGGTTCCTTCAGTGAGCTACCGGGCTTGGATCTCAGACCTGGCGCTCGAGGTTGGGGACCTGTCCAAGGCAACCTTCGCCCCATCAGACGAAGTCCTGTTCAGGCAGTGGCTTAGGAAGTACATCGCCACCCATGACGAGACCTGCCAGAAGTACGGTGGCGACATCGACCTTATGCTCGAATGGGACTTCACCTACGACATTGGCAGGCATCTCACAGGACTGTCAGTTGATCCCCCATGGGAAGACACCTACGTTCCATACTTCTTCTTGACGGAGCTGGCAGGAACCAGCAGGTTCTTCCGCGAGCGCGGCGTGCGCTTCAAGCTGGTCTTCAACAAGGCCGGCGAAGACGACGACGACCGCTGGCAGATCACCACTACCCACGGCGGCGTGTGGGTGGCTCGCGGGAAGCTCGTGTATGGCAAGCGTGAGCGCGTTGCCTAAGTCGATCACAGTGTGGGTACCGGGTAGGCCTGAGACCCAGGGGTCTACCCGGTGCTTCACCCCCTCCGGTTCCCGTAAGCCGGTCATCGTCCACGACAACCGCAGGCTCGGAGCGTGGCGCACCGCCGTCACCTTCGTCGTCAAGCACGCCACCCATAAGGTCCGCTGGGACACGCCCCTGGACGAGCCGGTCGAAGTGACAGCCACGTTCTACCTCAAGGCACCTAAGCGGCCCAGGTTTGAGCTCCCCGCCGTCAAGCCCGACCTCGATAAGCTCCAAAGAGCAATCGGCGACGCTCTCGGCAACGGGATCCTCAAGGACGACAGCCGTATCGTCCACTGGGATGTGTGGAAACGCTACGGCACTGAACCCGGCGTGAAACTCACGCTCACCCGACTCACTCAGAAAGGAGAGTAACCAATGATGAAGGTAGCGAAAACCACGGTGCGCAGCGCCCTGTGCACCCTCCTGTTCGCCCTCGGGGCCGTCTCTACGCTCACGTGGCTTATCGGCTTCGGCAGCGGAATCATGGCCCTGTGCGCAGCAGTGTTCTACCCCGCACTCGCTGTTAACGCAGCACTCCCACTCCTCGGAGCCGGGGCCGTCAGCTTCGCCATCAGAGGCGTCTCTGTCTTCGGCCTGCGCTTCATGGCCCCGAAAGACAAACGCCAGCCACTACGGAGTGACCTCATCGGCTGGTTCGGCTTCGTTAGCGACGAAGCCCTAGAGGTCCCCTTGGACGCCGGAAAGGATGTGCCAGATGGGTACGCGAAGACCACCAACTGACCGCCCTCGACACTGCCAGCTCAGGCGAACCCCCGAAGCCATGCAGGTCACCAGCGACAACCTACGTCAAGTCGCCAAATGGTGCCACGGTGTGCTGCGAACCGAGGGTGGCAAGATCGCCCTCATCGAGATCACAAACACCACCACCTCACAGTCCACCGTTGCCCGCGTCGGCGACTACATCGTGCGCCGATACCGCGGCAACCGATCCATCTTCACCTCCATTCCGCAAGACGAGTTCGAGCAGGAATGGACCGTAAGAGCCAAGAAGGAACCTAAATCCAAATGAGTAACACCGTCCAGATCACCGGCAACCTCACTCGCGATCCCGAACTGCGCTATACGCAGTCTGGTAAGCCCGTCGCATCATTCACCGTCGCCGACAATCGACGAGTTCGCGACCAGTCCGGCAACTGGGTGGACGGCAACACCCTGTTCATGCAGTGCGCTGCGTGGGACGGACTCGGTGAGAACGTTGTCGAGTCCCTACGTAAGGGCATGACCGTGACTGTCACCGGCAGGCTCGAAGCTAAGGAGTACGAGTCGAACGGCATGAAGGTCAGGGGCTTCGAGCTCATCGCCTCCGACGTCAGTGTTTCTCTGCGCCGCCAGCAGGCCACCGTCAAGAAGACCACCCCCTCCTACAGCAACCAGCAGGGCAACGGCTACAACGGCTACAGCCCCAACACTCAGTACACGACAGATCCCTACACCACCGGGGCACCCTTCTAAACCCAGACAGGACACAAACGATGGCCAACAGCTCCTCCCACATGTTTCCGTTCATGCTCACGCTCCCCGACGGAACCCTCTACGACGCCGTACGCATCTACGAAGCAACCCTCGAGGCCGTCGCTGAATGGTGCGGCGGGGAAGTAGGAGGCATGGCCGTCCCTGGAAAAGGAGTCGTCGCCGGCATCCTCTACCCCACGGGCGCAGGCTACGATGCGTTCGCGCCCGTCGGCTCCTACCTCCTGCGGGGAGCCGTCTCCACCCAGCACATGAGCGCCGAAGAGTTCAACAAGATCTACACGAGCTTGTAGCTCATGCCCGCCCCAACTGCGCAGCAGATCATCGCCGCAGCACGCCGCAACGCAGCCATGCTCCAGTCTGAGCAAGCCGCCGCCCGCGAGCGCCGCAACACGGCACGCAAAGCCGCTCACAAAGCCCGCGAAGCGGCCAAACCAGTGCGCGCCGCACGAGAACTCCCACCCATCGACGGCGCGCACTGGGTGCGGCGACGCTACGGCTCCAACTGGCTCTGCCCAGCAGTCCAACTCTCCAGCCCCCACGTCGCACGCCTCATCGCCCAATGGGCACCACGCACCACCCGCTACGTCGAAACCCCCTCCACGTGGGGCCTGTACGTGTGGAACAGCAGGCGCGGACCTGAACCCGTTCTCTCACAAGAATGCCAGTACATTGTGCGCACAAAGTACGGGCTGCGAGTAATGGAACCAGCCGTTTTCCAGCAGCTTTACGTCCAATACGAGAAATGAGGACTCTCTCAATACCTATGCAACGGGCGGAACCGTTGCTACCTCTACCAAAACAAGGGGTGACGACAACCATAAGCACTGCGTCAAAGACGCACTTTTAGTTGCAAAACAACCACTTTTGCGGCCCGCGCAACCTAATACGCCAACAAAAACCAGTAAATGCGCTTGAAAAACATTCAGCGCACATATAGGCTTTCCACGAAAGCACGGAGCGAGGGGGTACCACTCCCTCACATCAACACAGAAGGAGACATCTTGTCCACCACTAAGCTCACGAAGCGCTCGGCCCTCACGAAGGCCGTCACGCTCTTCGCCCTCGCAGGCCTGGGCGTTATCGCCTCCCCGGTGGCAGCGTCATTCGCTGCTCCCGACAACACGACCGACGACACTCCCGCCGTTAGCTCCGACGGCGGTAACGCAATCATCAGCTCCGAGCCTGGCGCGTCCACCGCAACCGGAGGCATCAAGGTCACCAGCACGACCGTGAACGGCGCATACGGCGACACGTACGCCGTTAACACACCCCTGAACATCAAGGTCACCTACGAGGGTGACAAGGTGGAGAAGGGTGCAACCTTCTCCGTTGGCCTGGGTGAAGGCTTGCAGATCCCGAACGGATTTAGCGGCGTTGACCTCAAGGCCACCGCCCTTGACGGGTCCGAGAAGACCATCGGTAAGTGCACCGCCTCCGGCGATGCATTCACATGCACCGTCACAGAGAATGTCGCCGAAGCCCTCGGCGGTAACGGGTCCATCAAGAATGGATTCGTGAAGCTCGAAGCCACACTTGCGAAGGACAGTGTCGGAAAAACCACCACAGACATCGTGGTGGACGGAACCAAGCACACGATCTCCCTTGGCAAGGGGGTCGTGGGCGAACCTGTCACTCCCGGGGACCACAAGTTCTGCTCCGCCTCCGGCATGAGCCCAGAAGGTCTGTACCAGTTCTGGTGCTGGGTCCAGGCCCAGGGCAACCCCGGCGACACGATCACCATTGTCGAGGGGCGAGACGATGCCGTCTACAAGACGGGCGTTTCCACCACTCCGACGGAGCACGGCGACTGGGCCAACCCTTCGTCTAAGCCTAAGTCGAAGCGCGACGGCAAGACACTCACGTTCGTCGTGCCCGAGGGGACCGGCACTCAGGAAAATCGCGTTGGCATCATGGTCACCACGTCTGAAAAGACGATGACCAACACTGCCACCATCAACAGCAAAGAGGTCTCCTCCACCGTCACCTGGCGAGCCAAGGGTTCGTCCGGTGCTGAGACTGATGAGGATGTGAAGCCAGTCGAGCCAGCTCCTACCCCGGATCCGACCCCGGAACCTCCCAAGCCGGACCCGAAGCCCACGCCTGATCCGACACCGGAGCCTTCGGAGCCGCCGGCCCCTACTCCTGAGCCGACGCCCGAGCCCTCCGAGCCTCCTGCACCGACTCCGGAGCCTACGCCTGAGCCTTCTACGCCTCCGGTGACCCCGGATCCAACCCCCGAGCCGCCTGCTCCCACCCCGGACCCGACGCCGGAGGCTCCGAAGCCGGACCCCAAGCCCGAACCGACTCCGGATGTGCCCAAGCCGGACCCGAAGCCCACTCCCGAGCAGCCCACTCCGGACCCGAAGCCGGAGCCCTCTACTCCTCCGGTCACTCCCGACCCGGAGCCGAGCGTTCCTCCGGTCACCCCGGATCCCGAGCCCAGCACCCCGCCTGTGACCCCGGATCCGAAGCCGTCGGAGCCCCCGGTTACGCCTGAGCCCTCCACGCCTCCGGCCACGCCTGAGCCGAAGCCGTCCGAGCCGACCACCCCGGTCACCCCGGACACGCCCAGCACCCCGGACACTCCTCCGGTGACCCCGAAGGCTCCCACGCCTTCCGCTCCCGTCATCAATGGCGGGCTGGCTAAGACGGGTGCCGACGCCGGTCTGATCGCTGGCGCTGGTGTGCTCGCCGTCGCTGGTGGTGCTCTCCTGGTGGCTCGTCGCCGCCAGAACAAGAACTGACGCAAGTCAGCCAATAGGGAGGCCCTAGAGATGCAATACTCTCCGGGGCCTCCCCCCCTTTTTTGTGAGGCGAGGTTTTCCCTTGTCTCACAATGCTTTTAATATTGACACAGTAATGCGTGTAATGCTACAGTAGGGCATTAAGAAATACCCTCATAGAAAGGAGCAGTAATGCTCAAGAAAACACAGGTCACCGAGCTGATCGATGACATCGACGGCACGCCCGCCACCACCAGCGTCAACTTCAGTGTCGGCAGCACTCAGTACGTCATCGACCTGTCTGAGGAGAACCTGGACGAGTTCCAGGTCGTACTCGCTCCCTACATCAAGCACGGTCGCCGAACTACCACCCGCAAGCCACGCAGCGCAGCGGGTCGCGCCAAGCGCCAGAACGCGGCAGAGATCCGCGCGTGGGGTATCGAGAAGGGGTACCTCAAGTCCGCGCGAGGCCGTCTCGGCACGACTGTCATCGCCGCCTACGAGGCGGCACACCAGAACACGGACGCTCAGTAAGTAAAGCAGTACAGGAAAGGTTCCCAATCATGGTTTCATGCAAGGACATGCCCGCAAGGACATGCCCGCCATCGCATTCATTGAATTCGCTGATATGCAGGGCGAAATCGACCTGCGCACCCTTCCCATGGGCACGCTGATCATCACCATAGGCCCAACCGATACGGCGTCCTACGAAGATCGCCAGTATATGAAGTGCCAGCACACCTGGGTCAGCCCCGACGGTGGGCAGTGGGACGACCGGTCACTCGCAGAATATATCGACGGGCAGACACGCGCAGGCCGTCGAGCTATCGTCCACTACGCCCCCATCTGCTGAAGCGCACACAGAGAAGCGCCCTAAGGGAACATGATCGGAACCCTTGGGGCGCTTCCTATATCCGTCGTCAGTCGGTGAGGATGCTGTGGATAAATGAGGGGAGCGTGTAGGGTATGGCTCCGAATCGCCCCTCGAGGTAGTTCTTGGTGATGTTGCTTCCTGACTGTAGGCTGGTGAACTCGGAGAGCTGGTAGAGCGTCGTGGCCCCGGCGCTGTTCTTCTCCGTGAACCAGATGCGCTCACGGTTGCGGATGGGGCCGCGGCCAATATCCATGAGCGCGATGTTGTGGCTTGTGAAGATAAGCTGAGCTCCCGACTGGTTGGCGGTGGGGCTGGTGAACCAGTCGATGATGATGCGACCAAGCTCCGGGTGGAGGGAAGCCGTCAGGTCATCCACGACAAGCACCTGCCCGCCGGTGAGCGCGTCAACGGCTGCGGCGGCGAGCGCCAGCCACATGATGCTCCCCGAAGATGCTGAGAGTGCCGTGTGGGGGGCTGTGTGCTCCCCGTAATGGAACTCGAGGAGGTGGGGGAGGGCCCGCGCAAGGGAGGTTTCCGCAGTCTCTCTGTCTACGGGCGTATGGTGTGTGGAGCGCGCTGGCCGCTGGGGGGCGCGCAGCTCGATGCTCGTAGTGCCAAGGTCTGCGACCTGAGCAAGCGTGCTCAGGGCCGTCGTGTCGAGGCGGCGCGACAGAAGATGCTTGGCAATGTGCAGGTATGCGTCCTCCATCGAGGGAGTGCCGACACGGAATACCTTGACCCCAGTCGTGAGCGCGTCGCGGACGGGCTTCACCTGCGGGTCGCCCATGAGGGACGCTCGAGTGAGAACCAGTTCATTCACGTTGACATGGGGGAGGCCTTTCAGGCCCTTCACGGCCCCGTGCTTGTCGCGCCAGTAGATGGTGTTCCACCGCTTACGAGCGACACGCAGACTCTCCCCTGCGATGCCCTCTGCCTTTCGGGAGAGGGCGTACTCGTAGCGCGCGCCGTCGTGGATGAACTCGACGCTGTAGATGGTGGGTTTCGACGCGTCGTAGGGCATGTAGGGGAGCGCGTTAGCTCCCAGGGGTAGGAGCGTGGCGATCGCGCTCTGCACATGGCGGAGGGCTTCGAGGATGTTCGTTTTCCCGGAGCCGTTGGGGCCGTAGATGCCTGCGACGTGGTGCAGGTGGTCGTCCCACTGGGTGCCTCTTGGCGGGTTGAGAGTGTGCAGTGTCGCGTGGGTGAGGTCAAGGGGGGCCTCATCTTTGATCGACTTGTGGTTGCTGATTGTGAGGTTGAGGATCTGCATACCCACAAAGTAGCACATTTAGGCGTAGTTATGATATTTTTTATCACGAACACGCTGAACAGTGTTCTAACCCAAGAAAGCGAGACAGCCATGACGAACACGCCTTACGCCTCCTATCACAGGGGCATCAGGTTCCAAAACCTGCTCGACGAAGCCCAGCAGGCAAATCAGCACCTCGAGTATTTGGCAGAGCCGAAAGAAGAAGACTTCCCAACACCCGCGCTCCAGTACCACTGGGACCAGACACGGCACTTCCTGAAAGATGTCCTCCACATGGAGAACGCGAAGATCTCCCCTGTGACACAGTGGGCCTGGCGCACCTCCCTGCGAATAAAGGCAGCAGAAGACGACTGGACTCGCCAGCTACACGAGCTCAGTGGCGTGCTCGTCGCGCCAGACGGGACCATCGTCGGCTACACGATATGTGTGCCGGTAAACCCGGTCAGCCTTGCCTCCGGCGTACAGTGGAGCGGTTCTGTTCTCAGGCCCGACACGTGCGAAGCCTACGGCCTCGACGCGAACCAGCCCATCTCCGTGGGGGACGGCTACTGGTTCGCGCACCCCGCCATCATGCACGGCCAGCAGATCGCGCACGTCCGCTACGTCAGCGTCGGCATGGGGCACGCTCCCCGCAGCAACAGGGCGCGCTGATCGCTCAGCAGCGCTCTACACGTATCGCGTCAGCAGAAAGGCAAAGAACGCCATGAGGACATTCTTCATCGTCCGAGGAGCACCCGGTATCGGCAAGAGCACCTTCCTCGGCCTCTACCAGGCCCGCGGCCAAGTCGTCTCCCTCGACGGGATCCGCGACGTGTTCGCCATGCCCGTCCCCGACTGGGACGGCGTTCCCGGAAGATCTGTCCGTGGCGGCACGGAGGAGACGATCTCCCACGTCCTCGAGGCTGCGCTACGGTCGCGCTTCGAGCAGGGCGGTGACGTGTTCTTCGACGCGACCAACCCGGAGCTGCAACAGTTCAAGCACCTCGCGGACATGTCCCGCGCCTACGGCTACCAGGTCGCCGTCATCGACATGCAAGGCAACGCCACCGACGACATGATCCTCGCGCAGAACGCGAAGCGCGCGGGCAACGTCAGCTACGTGCCCGAAGAAGACGTACTCCGTATCTCTGCGAGGGTGCGTGAAGGCACCCTCGAGTGCCAACGGTACGCGGGGCGTGGCATGTGGGTATCGGCCCAGTGGGAAGAGCGCGACTGTGGGCTGCACCTAGCCAATCTTGAGGCCATGCGTGAGTTCGTGCGCTCCGCCATCGACGGTCACTACACGCGCACGCTCACCGTGAAGGCAGGGGAGAAGGTTGTCGTCATCGGGAGTGCCTACGGTGACGCTCACACCCTCAGCAAGGCACTCATGGAAGCGTGGGACGCGACCAAGGGTGCGATCGCCGTGACGTGGGTGTTCCTCGGAGACACGCTCGCATCCAGCCCGCACGTCGCCCAGGCGTGGAAGATCCTCAAGTACTTCGAGACCCAGGCCAAGCAGCACGGCCACGCCGTCATCTTCCTTGAGGGGATTGACGAGACAATCCTGCGGGAAACCCTCACTCGCGCCGTCAACCCCCGCGACTTCCCTGATGTTCAGCAGGCTATTGGGGCGATCGCCCGCACGGTGGCACAGAAGCGCGACCTCCTGCACCACCTGAACAACCTCACCTGCGCGCTCACCATCCATACGCCCCGCGGTACCTGCTACGTCACCACCGGTGGCACAGCAAACCAGGACCGCACGCTCACTCCCCTCGAGTGCACCAACGGCGCGAGCGACCGCACCAGCACCTACCGTAGGAAGACCAACTACGAGGACTACATGCAGCCCCTCAACGACGCAGCGGCCCGCGCTGACATCACGATCGTCCACGGCCACCGGAACGCGCACCACGACATGCCCCGCGTCGTCGCCGTCGAAACCGCGGCCCTGCCTGGTTATGTGATCCTCTGACTGCCCACCAACACTCACAGACCACAACCGATTCCCTCAGCGAAAGGAACACCACTCATGGGACAACGAGGCGTACACGCAACAATTACCCGAGATGAGCGCACCGGCCTCATCACCGTCCAGCACGTGACAGTCCAATGGAGCACCCACATCGCGCAGGTCCTCCAGTTCGCGCTACAGCACGCAGACAAGGACGGCTACACGCAGGATGAGTTCCTGAAGCTCCTCAAGAAGACCATCACAAACATGGAGAACATCAGTGCTTTCAACCTATCCGACGAGGACGACAAGTACTACGACAAGCACAAGCCCATGGAAGGCTACTGTCTCGTAGCCCGAAACTACGAGGACGGGAAGGAGTACCGCCTCGGCATCGACGACGGCGACGGAGAGCTTCTGACAAGCCGCGAGAAGTCGGATCGATGCGCGACGCCCCGCGCGTTCGCCACGCGCAAGTCGGCTGAAAAGTTCATCAAGACACACAGCCACGCCCAAGACGCAGTGTCGTACCTGTGGGACCTGGACACAAACCAGTTCACGTTCTACGTGAACGACGGGTACGCCCTCAAGGCCTACGACTTCGCCTCAGGCGAGACCGTAGTCTGCAAGGAGATCACCTACAGTCTCGACCAGCTGCGCCACCCCAACGCGTCAGTCGAGTTCGAGGGCAGAATGTCCTCAGACCTGATCGTCCCCCTCTACGAGGGCCAGCTTCCCGACGACGGCGACGCCGACACCGAGGACAGCGCGGAAGACCCAGACGACGACGCGACTCCACAGGAGCGCGCCTACCGACGCCTCCCGATCGCCTGGCCGACGATGGGCGGCGTCCCCGACCACGCGATCATCATGCTGGTGAACCGCAGCACGGCCAGCTACGCGGCCATCGTGCGCGCCGACGGCAAGGAGTACCCCGCGAACCTCCTGACCATCGACCCGTACCTCGAGAACAAGTCGATCGACCGAAACCCCTTCGTGTATGATCCCCGCGTCGAACCCGAGGCACAGCCCGCCTACGTTGTCACCAGCTTCTCCGGCAACCCGCAGCAGTGGGACGGAGAGTGGGAGTTCTCCAAGATCAGCCCCAAGACCGGGCGCGTCAACCTGGCATACACCTACAAGGTGACCGGAACCCTGGTGGAGAACACCCTCGACGAGCTATTCGCCAAGGCCATCCAGGGCGGCGCACACAAGCCCGACCCGTACTACGGGCGCACACCCGAATGGCTGGCAGACTTCATCCGCGACGTCGGCACATGGACAGTCGGAGACTCAGAGCACTGGGCACTCCGGTGCGGCGTCGAATTCGACAGCGACGAGCAGATCCCCGAAAACGGTGCTGAAGCGCAGAAGCTCTTCGAAGAGAGCGCCTTGAAGTACGCCGAAGCGATGGATACCAAGCTCATCGCATTCACGAAGGGCACCCCGCTCAAGAAGCGCCTCTCTACGATTCAGCGACGCTGGATCCTCGGCCCAGCTGGCCGCTCTGTCATGCCCGACGAGATCGAAATGTCTCCCATCGCGGGCGGCAAGCTCATCGAGGCCTACGTGAAGCCATGGGACCGGTCCTTCGCCGTCCCCATGGGGGATGCACTCGACAAGCTCGTCTACCGAGCCCTAGCGGCAGCAGTCTACGACTACGCGGGCAACCGCGACGCCCCACTGACGAACCTGCGCCTCACTGCGAAGGACAGCGACGCCATCATGTGCGCCGTCTTCTCACCCGCCTGGTCAACAGACGAGCGCCTCGGCACGCGACGCTCTGTCATCAAGCTGAGCGACTGGATCGCGAAGCACTGACCTCAGCTAGACCCCGGCCACCTCGCGTTCACGTAGGGTGGCCGGGGTGCTCGTTTAAGCGTCGCCGTAATCAACGAGAGCGATGCTCTCCCCATAAAGCCAACACCTCACAACCACTGGGAAACCATAGAAAGAGCAAACGAATGACATCACTTCCTCCTATCAAGTGGCCTACGGGCCGCACACCCTCCAAGGTCGAGATCTTCCTGTACGAACACGAGGGCGGTCGCGTCGCCCTCCACGTCGCCGATCTCGATGCCAATATCGTTTACCCGGCATTCCTCCTAGAGGACATGACCGGCTACTGGAACAGCGTCGAAGGCTGGCGCGCCAACCCATTCCTATGGGTCGAAGGCGACTATGATAACGTGCGTATCCTCCACTTCAAGGGCAACCCCTCCACGTGGGAGGGCGTGTGGCAGACGTCCAAAGGCATCATTGACGTGAAGTCGTATCCCTTCTTTGCCGACACTCTCGATGACGGTGTTGACCCCGATAGCGGTGACCCCATCAAAACTTTCACCTTCGAGCAGGCCCGCCAAAGCAACGGCCCCATCGAAGTAACCAAGACGGCGAACAGTATCTTCGTATCCCCTGGAAGCCTCACTCGGTTGAGCGCAGTCTACAGGAACTACCTCGCCGAATACGACAAGTACGTCGGCATGACCCCCGAGTTCGGTGGCAACGTGACAGTCGCCCACAAGGAGTTCTGGACGAAGCTCTGCCGCAAGCAGAAGGGCGGCGAGGCCATCCTCCCGTACAAGCCAGCCGTCATGAAGTCTGACGAGCATTACCTCCTGCTCCACGACATGGTGCCCGCAGGCAAGAATGACCTGAAGGGGCTTGTCCCCTTCAAGGCCGGCACCCCCGAGTCGAAGCGAGCAGCGTACATCGGGAAGAAGTGGGAAGTCACAGACCCCCGCACAGGCAAGCTCATTGGGTTCGACCAGATCCGCGTCGAAATCAGCTTCACCGGCGAGACAGCAACCGTCTACGTCGCTCCCTTCGACATGACGTTCGTCATGCCGAACATGCCGGCCCTTGACAAGGAGATCTACCGGACCCTCGGTGAGATCGTCGAGTTCGTCAAAACCTACGACCCGGACCTTGACGTGACCTACCCGCAGGGTGCGTATACGTCGCCGACGAGCTTCCCCGTCCGTCGCGCTTCCAAACCCAGTTGGATCGTGCTCTCACGGAACTTCAACGCGCTGAACACGCCGGCTCCAACCGCACGTAAGCCGCAGTCAATGACCCTCAGCGAATGGGCACGCACCAACTAACCCACACATGTGGAGGGGCAGGGACACTCGTACCTTGCCTCTCCACTTCTCCATTTCGAAAGGATCGCGATAGGAACACCCGCCATGCTGATTAGTCCATACCAGCAAATCAGTAATCAGCCCATCTCCGTGTACGGGCAGTCCTTCGGGATGCCGGAGTTCGACGGTGAGGACTACGACAAGAAGCAGAAGCGCGCCTACACGGCGTTCCTGCGGTCCCGACCCGCCAACTACCTACCCACCCTTGAAGCGCTACGCCCCCAAGGATGGGACATCCCACGACTGTTCGAGACGGACAGGTTCATCGTCACTGAGCCGTGGGACGCATCCCTCCCCGACGTTGCAGCCCCCCTGAAAGGCAGCATCGCCTTCCGCTACGACAAACCCCTCGAGATCACAACCTACAACGAGTACTACGAGAAGACCGGCACCCAGCCCGTCACCTGCCCGTCCGGCAGTATCCCCATCGCCTCGCAAGTCAACCTGCGGCTCTCGCCCGAGCAGGCGAACAACATGCCTGACGGCTTCAAGTACGCCCAACGCGCCCCGAAGTCAGACGAATACCCTGACGGCGCGTTCCTGTACTGCATCCCCAAGACGTTTCTCGACAAGATCGTGCCCTACACGCTGATGTTGTCGCGCAAGCCCCTCGCGCGAACCGTCGAACGCTACATGTTCCCCCTGTGTGCCTACAACACGTCGCTGTATCTGTCTGTCGTCCGCGAGTCGCCGTTCACGACCCGCTACCGGGACACTGCCCCTATTGCTCTGTGGGCCCAGTACAACAGCGACTTCGACCGGGCCATCACAAACCTCATCGACATGTGGGGAAACCAAGGCTGGGTACCCATGCGCGGCCAATACTCGCTCAGCACCGGCGAAGACCTCGCCTACAAGCATGACCTCTACGACGACAAACTCCCAGCCCCACCCACCAACTAA